TTTGATGCCTACCGAGTTTGGGGTGGCGACATGAGCCAAGTGCGTTTTTCGAAGCAGATGCAGACCCGTTTTGCGCACTCAAAACGCACCTTCGGAAGGTACCGAAACAAGCAGGTGTTTGAGGGCATTTCTTTGTCAGAAAGTGATGAAATTGCGCAACTCAATGACTAACGAAAAACCTTCAAAAACATTGGGATTTTGCAGATTGCGCCGGCTTGTGGTGGGTCACGTCATTATCTTCCATATGCGTGCGCGCATGGAAAATAACAAAAGTACTCAACGCACCTGGCGCACTGGGCTCAAAAGCGACCTTCTGACGGTCGATGTTTCGAGCGCGGTTCGCTCCCCGATTGAGTCGCTTCGAACTCGCGGATGTAGCCCATCGATCGACGCTGGACTTCGCTTCCGAACTTCGCGACTCCAACCTGCGTTCGAGTCTCGCACCACGTTACGCACTGACGCGAGATCTCTACCAAGTCGCCCAACGGAGCCGCCCATCGCGCCCATCGCGTCAGTGGGCCAACTGTGGCCCCACGGTGCGTCTGCCAGTATGGCACCCGCGATCCCCCCAGTGGATGGGTCCTCCCCCAAAAATCAACGCGTCATTGGGCTGCGGGAAGAGCCGCGTTATTAACCTCAGTTTGTTTTATTTCGCCGAATGAACTAGCGGAGCCTTAATCGAATGCACAATTCAAATAAATTAACCCGCGCTAGCTGCAATCAAAATCGCCATTCCGTACCAAATCGAGATCCCCATTGCCGAGATTATCGCATTGGTGAGGCTTGGTTTGATTGGGTGAGCGGCGGCCAGAGCCGCAGCACATGCGATGTATGGAATGGTGAAAAACAAAAGTTCCGACCAGCTTTCATAGCCAATGAATCCAAAGGGCGTTCCAAGAATCCAAAGCATTGTTTTTGCTCTAGCTCCAAAAAGCAATCCCCAGCTTACGAAGAGAACCGCTGGCAGTACAAGCAGAGTTATCAAAACAGTTCCTCGCCACGGAAGCACATAGATGTACAAGACATGCGCAGCGACGCCCGAGGCAATCGCAATCGTCCAAATCACGACAATCGCGAGCGGCTCACGTCGAAAGTCGGAGAGCAGGTAAAGCCACAAGGCAAACACCGCAGTCAATGCGAACAAGCTCCGAAGGCTAATGGGACGGCCCTTGAGATTCCGCTTTTGGCTACTTGCTGTTTCGCATTCGATGTTTTCAAGCATAGTCACATCTTATTGCTCGCGAGGCTGCCGGGCTAACTGAAACACGAACTCAACTAAAACAATCTAACGAATTCTTGTCCAACGTAACCATCCAACCACCACAACCATTCCGTCTCAATGAAATTCCAGGAGGGAAGTATTATGAAAATCGAAATGTGGTCGATCGACCAGGTCAAGCCGTACGAAAACAATCCTCGCATTAATGATGATGCGGTCGCTTCAGTCGCCGCATCCATTCGAGAGTTTGGATTCCAGCAACCTTTGGTAGTTGATTCTGCCGGCGTCATCATCGTCGGCCATACGCGTTTGAAGGCGGCGATCAAACTCGGTCTCGATCGGGTCCCGATCCTGGTAGCCACCAACCTCACGCCGGAACAGGTCCGAGCCTATCGCATTGCCGACAACAAGACAGCCGAGCTTGCCGAATGGAATTATGACTTGCTGCCGATCGAATTGTCGGCATTGCAGGAAGCCAACTACGATCTCTGCCTGCTGGGGTTCAGTGCCGATGAGTTGGCAAAGTTGATGGACACCGGCGTCAACGAGGGGCTCACCGATCCAGATGATGTTCCCTTGCCACCCGACGATGCGATCACACAACCAGGCGATCTTTGGATTCTTGGAAATCATCGGTTGCTTTGTGGTGACTCTTCAAATCCAGAACATCTTGATCGACTGCTCGCAGGCAAGCCTATCCATCTTGTGAACACGGACCCGCCGTACAACGTCAAGGTTGAACCGCGAAGCAAGAACGCAATCGCAGCCGGCTTGAGTTCGTTTACCAACGATGCCGCGTCGTCGAAGCTGAAGAACGACCAGGGCATGGCAGCGTTCACGCATGCGATCAATCAGAAGAACAAGTCCAAGACCGGCGCGGCGGCAACGGCGACCGCAAACGCACCTCGGCAAAAGATGCGAGCCAAGGATCGCCCGCTTGCGAATGACTTCGTTTCCGATGATGAGTTCGATCGATTGCTCGACGCATGGTTCGGAAACATTGCACGTGTGCTGGTCCCCGGGGGCTGCTTCTACATCTGGGGTGGTTACGCCAACTGCGGCAACTATCCCCCGTTCCTGAAGAAGCATGGATTGTACTTCAGCCAAGCGATCATCTGGAACAAGATGCATCCGGTTTTGACACGTAAAGATTTTATGGGCGCTCACGAGTGGGCGTTCTATGGATGGAACGAAGGTGCCGGCCACAAGTACTATGGGCCGAACAACGAAACCGATTTGTGGAATGTTAAGAAGATCCCGCCACAACAACTTGAGCATCTGACTGGCAAGCCTGCCGAGCTCGCGGTTCGATCAATTCAGTACTCGTCGCTTCCTGGCCACAACGTACTCGACCTCTTCGGTGGCAGCGGCTCAACCTTGATTGGCGCTGAGCAGACTGGACGCAATGCGTTCTTAATGGAACTCGATTGTCCATACGCAGACGTAATCGTTGATCGGTACCAAAGGTTCACCGGCAAGCAAGCGATTCTCGAGCGAACGGGTGAGTCACCGATTCCGATGAAGCCACGTGAAGCGAACATGCGATAGGAGGTCGCGTTCAAAGTTTATGACAATGCCAAGCTTGATCCTCGAAAACATAAACGTACTCAGTACCACAGTTCCTTGCGAACTCGTGGAGGGCAGCGCGCGTTGGCATGGCGACCGCGTTATTGCCAGCGGTAAATCGCTCCGGACTACCGTCGTTAGCGAGCGATCGAATATCGCCGCCAGCAACAAGCGTCCGTACCGAATCAATAGCGATGTAGTTTTGTTCGAGAATCTTGCCGGCATGGTCTGGGTAACCATCGAAGTGCAGATAGATCGCCGCATACCGACCATCGTCTTGCTTGCAAGCGATCGTGGCTCGTGTAGACATGTTTTGTGTTCCTTACTTCGATGGTTCGTGATGGTTGGGTTCGACGATAGAGACGCAATCGTCAGGCATCGTCAACATGAGGGTTCGACCGTTGTCCCAATCAACATCGATCTGCGTCCAGTCGCGATGATCGTAAACGGCGACAACGGTTCCGAGCGATCCAACGGGAATCGGATCGGGATCCTGCAGCATCGACACCAAACGGATGCGATCGCCTTGCTTCAATCGTGTTTTCATAGTTGTTGGTTCCTTACTGTGAGCGAAGCAAAAAAATACGAACCGTCACAATCAGCCAGCAAGTCAAGAAAACATCAAGCCGACATCCAAGCTTGTTTTCTAGATTTCTTGCAAATATGTGGATCCGCCGGAGAAGCTCAGGGTTGCGTTGTGTCGCGTTGCATTTCAGGTTGGGTTTGTGCCCGTATCCACGAGGAAAAGCCCACACGTTGCAAACGTTGGGCGATTGGTGTGGGATCCAGCGAAGTATTAATCTCGACTCGGAACCAACACGCATGCTCCGTCACCAGTGATTGGGTACTCCTTCAGTTCGCTTGTCCTTGCGAACAACTGGTCGCTTCGACGTATCACGTAGTCAACGTATGCGAAGCACTCGGTATCATCAATCCGCCTGAGTTGGTACCGAACTCCCGGTTCAGGAACAGCGATCTGTTCGACGTACAGGTCCGAGATGGTCTTCACTTCGTCAATGTAAGGGCCGGCTGGTCGCAAAATGCCCAGCGTGCTGCGAAACGAAATGCGTTGGCCTGTTGCTTGGTTGGTGGCGATGATATGTGTGGTCTCGCCAGCCTTCGACGGCTGAAAGATCGATTCGACCTTGACGATGATCGTCTTACCACAATGGCAAGCGACATACCGCTCGCCAATCCGGATGTCTTTGGCTCGCATGATCTAGCCCCGTACCGTAAAGCGGCCGCGTTCTGTTTTGACAAACTTGCTGTCGTCGCCCTTGGCCAGGTCGCGAAGGATCGCGCTATACAAGGTCGCGTGCGGAGTCTTGCCCCCAGGACTCGACCAGTAACCCTTGGCTTCCATCGCGGTAACCAACTCTTGAGCATTCATCGGTTCGGAGGATTCGCCAAGGACCTTCAAAGCCGCCGTGACGCAACTCAATCGCTTCTCGCTGGCGTCGGCGCTTTCCGTCGCTGTTGCTGCAGTCTTTGCCTTACGAAGCTTCTTTGGAACCGCCCCTACTGTGGATGCTGCTTCTCCAATCGTCTCGACCGTAGCCGGTTCGTTCTCAACAATCGTGACGTTACCTTCTGTGGTTACCTTCGCGCCTCCGCGCCGCATGCCGACTTCACCCTGCAAGCGCTGAGCGCTCTTGATCAGGACCTTCTTACCGGTCGCGAGGTTGGTGGCATCCCAGCCACCGCGCGGCTTCTCGGCGTCGATCTGGATCTCACATCGATTGCAAGAAACGTTTGCATAGTACTTGCCGCCGATCGTAACTTCTGCCTTCTTCATCATTCTTTCTCCCAATTCGTATTCGTGGTTGGCTGCCATCGTCAGGTCGATCGAACCACCGATCAACTACGCGATTCCGTTCCGCGTTTCGGCTTATTTGGAAAAGACCAAGTCGGCCAATCCGGTAGAAAGAAAATCCACAATCACCTGAATCTCTGTATTAGCCGCAGGTACATCCAATCCGCGGTCAAAGCTAAAAAGTGTTTTGTGGTCGGCGATTCGTTCGATCCAAAGTTTCGAGATCTTGCTCTTGCCCAATTCGTAGTCTTCGCTTTTTGCGTGCTCGGCGAAAACCAAAGCGTTGAACTTGTATTGCTCGTTGACCGTTCCAATCACCCAGGTACCGCCACCCGTGGTGCGTCGATCGATCTTGGTGATCGTCAGGTCGAGGTCTATGTCGTTTTCCCCGTTGTTGTTTGTCTTTGTCATCTTTGCGTCTCCGTTTTGAAAAGCTGTGAACATCGTTTTGCGTCAACACACAGTTCGCATGCGCTTCGCATTACATCAAGCGCTGTTGGAAAAGATTCAGATAATTCTTTTCCACAGCGCCGCGGTTCGTCGCGATCAGAAATCTCGACACGTCTCCCAAGCTCGTTTGCTGCCGTAGCAGATCTGCCCACCTTCGACGATGTAGACCGTGTTGTCATCGGCAACGTCTTGGGCATCGTCTTCGTCCGCATCTTCGTCGCTTGCTTCGTTCATGTCGCGGCCGCTGGTCACGCCGAAGATACGGTTCTCGAAAGGCCAATTCTGCTGAGTCATCAACCGTATTTTGGCGTCGCCTCCGAACTCTTCGCGGTAGTCGTTGAGGATTTCGATCAAGGTGTCGAGGTTCATGTTCTTATCTCCGTTGGGGTGAATGAAAAGTCGTTTTCCGATAACACACATGAGCCATGCGGTTTGAACCGAAGCAACTCAAATCCAGAAGGTTTTCCCAGTCTTTTGGAATGTTTTTTTGAATGCCCAACGGTGCACAACGTTGGCGCATGTCGCGTCGTTTTCGAAGTCGCATTGTTGGGCGTGGCGAGCCAGCAGGATGCGACGGTGGGCGAGTGTGTCGACCAAGCGAGAAAACGCCGCGCATCCGTACGCGGCGTTCTAGGGATATTGCTTGTGCGCTGTTTAAAGGATCGAACCGAGTCGGCTCTTCTTCATCGCTTCGAGTGCTTCGCAGGCGTAAAGGTGTTCGACGAGCAAAGGGCATGCGGACTCTTGTTGTGCTGCGTCGGCGATCTCGAGGGCGTCTGCCAAGGTTCGCAATCCCTCGATCTCTCGAAGAGCGGCGTCGGTTGCTTTGTGTTCGTTGCTGTTCTTGGCCATGGTTCTGTCTCCGTTGTGGGAAAGGGTTTGAATCGTTTATGCGATAACACACATGAGCCATGCGGTTCAAAACACATCAAGCGCAGTATGCGAGTAAATGGAAAAGATTCTGCAGCTTTCTTCCGGTGCCGACACAAAGCACAAAACGCGACGTGTGGCGTTCAAAAAAAGCTTGGGTCGCCATTAGTTACTTACCCCAAGGATGCGACTGCTGGCGGACGTTACGATCGAGAATGCCAGAACAACGAACTACGTCGAGCGATTCTGCTCGGCGTAGTTCGTGGATCTCGTTTCTTAGGCAGCCGTGTCGTATTTCTTGGCCAAGTCCAAAAGTTTCGTTTTGATCGTCTTCCAATCTGGGGTTTGGTCCCCGTTGGTGATCTCGCCGAAGGTCTTCTTTCGAAGGTCGCCCTTGTACCAACCCTTGGTCCATCCGAGCCGGTAGAACAGTCGGTTCAATTCCGTTTCGCCGAGGCCGGCATCGGGGCGATCCCAGCAGCTCTTGGTTCCTTCTTTCTTGGCGTAATCCCAATCGGGGCATCGTTTGGAGTTGAGGGCGAGTTCGACCAAACCCAAAACCATCATCAGGTATCCAATCACCTTGGTTTTGTTCAGCGTGCCGGCGAAAGCTCTGAACTCGATTCGGTTCTTGCCTTGTCGAAGGTGGGTCAAATTCAAAAGATGGTAGCGGTCCGATTCGCATTGGCTCTTCGCGGTGTCTTTGTCGCCGTAGTGTTTGATCTTCTTGGTGTATACCGCGTGTTCGCGTCGTCGCGATCCGGTCGAGGCGAAGATCGCTCGTTCGTGGTTGCCGACCAAGGAAATCAATCTTGCCAGGGCGGCGGCGTCTCCGTTGAAGGTCAGGGTTATGTGAAGTCCGCAGCTTGCGTTGACCCGTGCGTCGCGAGTATTTATCGCGTCGATCGCGTTCTCAACCTCTTTCATTCCTGCGTATCCGACAAGTTTTGGGCTTACAAACTCGCAGCCTTTGCGGCTCATGTTTTCCGGTTTGATACTCGCGTCGCGTTCTGCTTTCCATCCGGTTGGAAGCCAGGGTACTTGGTAACCGCCGTGGTAGGGGCCGATCGGTGTATTGTCGGTACCGGGGAGGGTGGTTTCGAATTCAATTCCGAAGGTGATCTCGTTTGCGTTCATCGTTCTGTTCCTTTGTGGTTCAAGGTGTGTTTTGCGTCGCGCTTTCCGCGTCGCGATGACACAATGGAGCCATGCGTTTCGAGGATCATCCAGCCGCTTCCTGCATGTTTTTTCAGTAATTGTGCATGTTTTCTGAGAGGCAACCGGTGCCCCAACATTACGCCACGGTGGCGTCCAAACATGCATCGCATAACAAGGCGAACATGCAAACAAAACGCGACTGTGGCGAACGTGTCGCAACCAGTGGCAATTCAACGGATCATGGAGGAATGGGATGAGTGAAGGCAACAACCAGGTCGACCCAACGCGACTTTCGATCGAGCAGGCAGGAAAGCTACTTTCAGCTGCTTATCGAGAGCGAATAGAGGTCGCAAAGATTCAGGAAGACATCGACGCCGGCGCACCGACCAATGCCGACGGAACGATCAACCTCGTGCACTACAGCGCATGGCAAGCAGAGGAGATGGGACATGGCGAATAGAATCGCGACGCTAAGAGATTGGAAGAGTCCAGTCTTGGACAGTCAATCCAGGAATTCGCTCATAATCAACTGTATTTCGTGTTATGACAGTCATGTGCTGACTGATCGCAATCGATGCAATCCGCAGATCCATGGTTGCGACTCGAATTCTATTACGCTTAAAGTCCTCGAATACCTCGGATGCCGCGAGGTTGAACGGAAGAACCTGCGAGCAAGAGAAGTCCTTCAAAACTTGTTCGAGTCGAGCATACCCAGTGACAATCTTTTGAGGGCTATTCGACTGTTTAACATACTTTGTCCAACCTGCAACAATCTCGTGAAAAGAGACGATGGTTGTGTACACGTTCGAATCACTAACTACTGCAATTCTTTTGAGAACGTTAGTGCAGTCTTCGCCCCTGTGGCCTTGCAAGATGCCAAGGTGATCCGTGTAGAGAATAAACATCAACCTTACTCGTCATTCAGAATATCGGTTTGCCGCTCTTCACGCCCCAACCGGAGAATCTCTGCAAAATCGGGGTCATCTTTGAACGAACCTTCGATTTTGGCGATCCACCCTGGTTTCTTCGCAGCGAGATCGATTTTGCTTGATTGCGAAAGCTTAAGAAGAGTTACTTCCTTTTCCAATTGCTCAAGTCGTTCTTCAACCGTGGCCATATACATCTCCAAGGAATCCAACAAGACACGACGTTCTATTGTACCTTGTAGTTCATCCAAAGGGAAAGGCCGAAAAGATGCGATCTGATCCAAGGAAACTAAAGCCAAGCGAGCTATGCCGACTGCTCAATTCAACACCGCTGGGTGAGGTGATCAGCGAGCGACAACTGTATCGGCATCGTCAGCGCGCCGGCGCACGCATTGGTGATAACAAGACCGTTGATTTGCTTCGCTATTGTGCTTGGATGCATCGCGTACGACACACGCCTCGGGCGACAAGCGGTGTTGATCCATACGATGCGATGAAAGAGCGAGCGCGTGCACGCAATGCAGCACTGGCACTCGCTGGTCGCGACATTGGTGAACTGCCGGAGGTCGACAACGTTGATCGCAAAGATCGCGCAGCGCGTGACTTCCGCTATTTCTGTGAAACGTATTTCCCATTGACGTTTCATCTTGCGTGGTCGCCGGACCACATCAAGGTCATGGATAAGATTGAGCAAGCCGTTGTCCATGGGGGATTGTTTGCGCTAGCGATGGCGCGGGGTAGTGGGAAAAGTTCGATCGCCGAGGTTGCCTGCATCTGGGCAGTTCTATATGGGCATCGCAACTTCGTTTGTTTGATCGGCAGCGATGAAGGCCATGCGTGTGACATGCTCGACTCGATCAAAACAGAACTCGACAGCAACGAGTTGCTCTTGGCCGATTTCCCCGAAGTTATCTTTCCTATTCAAGCCCTCGATGGGATATCGAATCGAGCTAATGGGCAGCTTTATAAAGGCAAGCGAACGCAGATCGGATGGACCGCAAAGGAGGTAGTGCTACCAACGATTGATGGCAGCAGTGCCAGCGGTGCGATTATCAAAGTGGCTGGCCTGACCGGTCGTATCCGAGGTATGAAGTTCAAACGCCCTGATGGCAGAACGGTGCGTCCAAGTTTAGTCGTGCTCGATGACCCCCAGACCGACGAGAGTGCTCGTTCGCTATCGCAATGCGCGAATCGCGAAAGCATTCTCGCCGGCGCAGTCCTTGGCTTAGCAGGACCGGGCAAAAAGATCTCTGGCATCATGCCCTGTACCGTCATTCGCCCGAGCGACATGGCCGACAATATCCTCGATCGCAATCGCCATCCCGAATGGAATGGCGAACGAACCAAGATGGTTTATGCGTTCCCTAAGAATGAAACGCTGTGGGAGCGCTATGCCGAGATCCGTGCCGAAGGAATGCGTAACGGCGATGGTGGCGAATCGGCCACCGAGTTCTATCGTCAGAACCAAGCCGCGATGGATGAGGGTGCTGTTGTCGCTTGGCAAGAGCGATTCAACTACGACGAACTCTCCGCGATCCAGCACGCAATGAATCTCAAGTTGCAGGACGAGGCCGCATTCTTTGCCGAGTATCAAAATCAGCCTCTGCCGGCGGAAACGATTGTCGATGGGATGCTCAAGCCCGAGGAGGTCGCAAGCAAGGTTAATCGTATGGATCGCGGGTTATTATCGATTGGAGCAAACCAACTCACCGCCTTCATCGACGTTCAGCAGAAGCTTTTATTTTATGCGGTCACCGCCTGGGAGGATAATTTCACGGGCTACATTGTCGACTATGGCTGTTACCCCGATCAACAGCGTCCCTACTTCACGCTGCGCGAGGCTCGCCAGACGCTGAGCTCCGAAGCGACTGGAACCGGACTCGAGGGTTCGATCTATGCCGGCCTCGAATCGCTGACATCGAAATTGCTCGATCGTGAGTGGCAGCGCGACGATGGTGCAGCGATGCGCATCGGTCGCTGTTTGATCGACGCTAACTGGGGCCAATCGACGGATGTCGTCTACCAGTTCTGCCGGCAGTCCAAGCACGCCGCTGTGATCATGCCCAGCCACGGTCGGTTCGTCGGCGCTTCAAGTTTGCCGTTCAGCGAGTATCGTCGCCGACCAGGTGATCGCGTAGGACTCAACTGGCGCATCCCAAACGTTAGCGGGAAGCGGGCGATTCGCCACGTGGTATACGACACCAATTGGTGGAAGTCGTTTGTCAACGCTCGCCTTCGAGTGAACATGGGAGATCGTGGTTGTCTATCGCTCTTCGGTAGCAACTCCGAAACGCATCGCATGCTCGCCGAGCATCTAACTTCGGAGTACTTCATCAAGACCGAGGCTCGCGGCCGAAGCGTTGACGAATGGAAGCAGCGACCTGAGCAGCCAGACAACCACTGGTTCGACTGTTTGGTTGGCTCAGCGGTTGCGGCTTCGATGCAAGGAGCAATTTTATTTGGAACCGAAGCAACACTCGATATTTCCCGAAAACGCATGAGTTTTAAAGAGCTTCAGCAGACCCGACGCAAATAATTTTTGGGACGTCGTTCGGACAAATTGCATAGTTAGTACTGGAAGAGGCAATCGAGTTTCTTTTTCACTCGAAGAGGGTTTCCAGATGTTAGATAACTTGCAAGACGCGATTCGCGACAATGCCAAGGCACCCGCCAAGGCGTCAGGTGATGCTGGCAGTGTTGAGCAACATAACCTCAAGGATCAAATTGAAGCGGACAAATACCTCGCCTCCAAGCGAGCGACCCAAACTAAGAATCGTGGATTGCGATTTAACAAGATCGTGCCACCTGGCGCGGACTAACTAAGCATCTTCGGAAATAGGCTGTCGGAACAGCGACACTCAAGGAAAGACACGGATGTTCCCATACTTGTCAGGGATCTTTAGCAAAAGACCTCGTCGGACAGTCCGTCCGTCGCGGGGTGGAAGCTTGTTCCGACAGCCTTTCTCATTCAAACCGCGTGTTGATGCTCGTTATGACGCAGCGGTTACCAACGATGACAATCGAAGACATTGGTCGGCCGCTGATGGTTTGTCTGCAAAAACTGCGAACGGGGCCAGCATCCGCCGGACCTTACGCAACCGAGCACGTTATGAAATTGCCAACAACAGCTACGCACGTGGCATTTCGCTGACGTTGGCCAATGACATTGTGGGTACCGGTCCTCGTCTACAAATGCTTACCGATGATCCCATTGCCAATCGCACCATCGAAATGGAGTTCAGTCGCTGGTCCAATGCGGTCGGTCTCGCTGAGAAACTAAGAACGATGAAGTTGGCCTGCTGTGGCGATGGGGAAGCCTTCGGCATTATGACCAGCAACCCAAGCGTCCAAACACCGGTTCAATTGGACTTGATGCTTGTCGAAGCAGACCAAGTGACCACTCCATTCGGTGTGAATGGTTTGTCCAACTACATCGATGGTATTCAATTCGACTCCTTCGGGAATCCTGTCTATTACCACGTACTCAAGTCGCATCCAGGTGACACCGGATCTGCGTGGGGTGAATTCGATATCGTTGCAACCAGTGCGATGTTGCATTTGTTTCGTGTGGATCGGCCTGGCCAAGTACGTGGCATCCCAGAGATCACACCGGCGCTTCCGTTGTTCGCACAACTTCGGCGATTCACGCTCGCGGTGATTTCTGCCGCCGAAACCGCAGCTGACTTTGCTGGGATTTTGTACACCGACTCCCCCGCAAATGGTGAAGCCGATGCAGCCGAACCATTTGAACCGATCGAACTAGAGAAGCGAACTCTGGTAACGATGCCTGGCGGATGGAAGATGAGCCAAATTCACGCCGAGCAGCCAACGACCTCGTATGCGGAATTCAAACATGAAATCCTCAATGAGATCGCGCGCTGCCTCAACATGCCGTTCAATGTCGCAGCTGGGAATTCTTCGGGCTACAATTATGCGAGTGGGCGACTCGATCACCAAACCTACTTCAAATCCATCCGTGTCGATCAGTCGAATATGGCACGTGTGGTGCTCGATCGCATTCTATCAGCGTGGCTCAGCGAAGCCATTCTCATTGAAGGCTTACTGCCTCAATCTGTTCGAACAACAGACTTCGACGCCTCGCATCAATGGTTCTTCGATGGACATGAGCATGTCGATCCATTGAAAGAGGCAAACGCCCAAGCAACACGTCTTTCCAATCATACCACGACTCTGGCATACGAGTATGCGCGACAAGGTCGTGATTGGGAAGATGCCCTCTTTCAACGAGCCAAGGAATTGGCATTGATGTCTGAGCTTGGCCTTGCATTACCTGGCGCACCGGTGCCTGTACTTACCCCCGATGTCAACGAGGAGTCTCTCAGTGACCCAGCTGCTAACGATGAATAGTCCACTACCAACCGAGCTCAATATCCTAGCGCAGTCGGAGGACAAGCTTCTCAATCTGCAAGCCTGCTCGGTTGAATTCGAAGCTGCACCTGCGGACGGCAATGAAACCACCCTTCGTCGCTTTAGCATGACCGCGTACACGGGTGGCCCGATGCTGTTGAACGGCTGGAGATATCCGGTGGTTGTCGATTTGCAGGGGATGCAGATGGGCAAACAGCGACGGCCGATTTTACTGGACCACATGCGAGACGTCGATTTCGTAGTGGGACAGACGGATTCTATCGCGGTGATGAACAACTCGCTCATTGTGGCCGGTCAAGTCATGGGCGATTCTCCCAAGGCACGGCAAGTCATTTCTCTCAACGACAAGGGGTTTGCTTGGCAAGCCTCCATCGGCGCTCGTGCAGACCAAGTGGAATTTGTGGCCGAGGGCAAGTCCACAATGGTCAATGGCCAGGAAGTCAGTGGTCCCATCAATGTGGCACGACGATCCATGCTAGGCGAGGTTAGCTTTGTTGTGCTGGGTGCAGATGATAATACGAGCGCACAAATCGCAGCCTCTCAAGATGCGACCAATATCTCGTCCACCAACGATTCACCCTTGGAAACGCCAACCGCTATCGACGCTTGGCTGGGAGTCCATGGATTTGATACTGAAACCTTAACCGCAGCCCAAACCGATGCGCTGAAGCAAATGTTCGCGGTCGCTCACAGCAAGATTGAATCCAACCCACCTGGAGATAGCCAACCTACGAGCGAGCCTGCGCATTCCGCTACCGATGCCGTGACTGCGCTACGTGCCTCAATGGCTTCAGAACTCAAACGCATCGCCACCATCCGAACGATTTGCAAGGAGCGGGACACAGCGATCGAAGCTCGTGCGATCGCCGAGGGATGGGATACCACTCGAACGGAGTTAGAAATCTTGCGAACACAACGCCCACAGGCACCAGCCATCCAATCCATCGACCGTTCAATCAGCGGTGAAATCCTTGAGGCTGCTTGCATGATTGCTTCACGTCACGGCGACGTTGAAACTCTGTACGAACCTAAGACGCTCGATGCAGCAAACCGTCGCTTCCGGGGCGGGATCACACTTCAAGAACTTATCCTCGAAGCCGCGTGGGCCAACGGATACACCGGTCGCAACTTCCGTGACTCGCGGGAAGTACTCCGGTTTGCATTCGCGCCGTCGATTCAAGCGGGACTCTCCACGATTGAAGTCTCTGGGATCCTATCCAATGTTGCTAACAAGTTTCTACTCGAGGGGTTCTTTTCGGTCGAACGCGTGTGGCGCAACATCTGCGCCGTACGAACTGTCAACGATTTTAAGACCATCAGTAGCTATCGACTGATTGGCAAGGATCAGTACGAACTGGTCGCGCCCGGTGGTGAGATCTCTAGCGGAACGCTTGGTGAAGAAAAGTATACCAACAAGGCCGACACGTACGGCCTCATGCTAGCCATCGATCGCAGGGATTTTATCAATGATGATCTTGGTGCTATTACGACCGTGCCTCGGAAACTTGGTCGCGGATCGGGGCTCAAGATCAATGACATCTTCTGGACAACGTTCCTCAACAATGCTGCATTCTTCGCAGCCGGTAACAGAAACTATATCCTCGGAGCCAATACGAATCTGGGCATCGATGGATTAACGCTTGGCGAAACGACATTCATGGACCAAGTAGATGCCGACGGCAAGCCAGTTGGAATCATGCCTCAGATCCTGCTTGTACCAACGGCCATTTCGACCACAGCTGCGCAGCTCTACAAGTCCTTGGAAATGCGCGACAACACGGCCAATTCCAAGACAACCACGAGCAACCCTCACCAAGGCAAGTATCGGGTTGAAGTAAGCCGCTACTTGGGCAATGCAACATATGCGGGCGCATCGGGCAGAGCTTGGTACCTGCTCGCGGATCCGAACGACCTGCCTGTGATCGAAGTCGCTTTCCTCAACGGCCAAGAGTCTCCCACGATTGAAACTGCCGAAGCGGATTTCAACATTCTGGGTGTCAAGATGCGCGGCTATCACGACTTTGGTGTGGCGCTCCAGGATCCGCGCGGCGGATTGAAGTCCAAGGGCGAAGCGTAGTCGCGATTTAGCCGCGCTCAATTCAAGAAACATCATTACTCGAAAAGAGGACTCATAACCGATGGCATACGAATATCTCAGGCATGGCGACGCGATCGATTACGCAAACGGAGGTACAGCCATTGCTGCGGGCGAAGTAGTGGTTGCCAACAGCAAACCGCTGGGCATCGCTATTCGGCCTATTGCAGCCAACGAAACCGCTGGGATTTGTCGAAAGCAAGGCGCCATCTTTCACTGTGACAAAGCGAGTGCAACAACCTTTGCGGTCGGGGACGATGTTAATTTTGTGACGGCAACGAAGCTTGCCACCAATGCTGTCGTCGGTGCTGGCATTATTGCACTTGGCCGATGTGTCGAGGCTGCTGGTAACGGGCCTACCAAGGTCAAGGTTGCTATCAACTTTAACTAGTCAATCCGTCAATGGAGTAGGGAATAGACATGGTTCGAGTGGCGAACGAGAAAGAATGGTTGGTGATAGTGCTCTTGTGGATGAGCATGTTTTTCACCGGCTGTGAAGAGCAGCAATGGAGAGAGCTGGCACGTCCCTCTGTGGAAGTTCCTGCTGCGAACGTGCCACTGGCTCTGCGCCAAAAGAACTGGCCCGACGCGCGCGGATCCGGGTCGTGTGTTATCGCCTCGACCTGTTCAGCACTTCAGTGGCACAACAAGCCGGAACTGGCTGAACGCTTTCGTAAGTCCTATTCAGGCGGGCAAACGGAGACCAGCATTAAACAAAAATGGGCTGCCAACGGAATCAAGTTCATTGCTCCTGAAAGAGATGATGAATATGGCGATCCCGACTTTTTGGAGTGGGCCAGTCGGACGCGCCGAGCAGCAATCATTTGGTACTTTCCCAATCATTGCGTGACGTTTTGTGGGTTCTCCCTTTGGCAAGGTCGCGAGGTCGCCTGGTTGCTCGACAACAATCGCAAGGAGCGATTCATTCCCATTCCAAAACAACAGTTTCTGACGGAGTGGCGCGGCTATGGAGGCTTCTGTGCAATCCCACTCTTAACGCCAGCCCCGAATCTACCCTTCCAAGCTTACGAGGTGAACTAATGTCCAGAGCAATTGTTGTATCGGTCTCCGTTGGAACGGGCCTGTTCATTGGGTGCTTGGTCTTGATGCTCTGCGTAGCGATTGGTGCCACGCTTTGCATCGATAGCACAGAGCCTACGATGGCACCGGCCATCTTCAAGCCAAATTCGGGAGCGATCGGAGACACTGAAAGAGCTATCAACGATTTGAAATATGGTCCCGTCAATCTGGATGCAGCAAAAGAAATCAAAAATGGCTTGTTTGCAAGGATTCGCGACACTCGGCAATCGAGGATCTGTAACCCAGTCCCACAGCAAGCATGCGTTCCTGTTCAAGACACAAGGGTGATAGAGCCTCAGCCGTATGTGATCCAAGCAACTGGTATCGAATCGCCATCAGACCCTTTGAAGGAATATCCCGCGATCAATCCGCTCGAGCCCCAGAGCGGAGATTGTCCAACCTGTCCCCCCTCTGTGGAAATTGAAAAGCTCTTTCGGAAGAAAGTCTCTCCCCGATCGGAGAACAAGACAGGGGCATTCATTTGTTCGCGTTGCAGGAAGTCGCATGTGGGTGAGGAGTGGCATACGGATTGGGCTGCGGACGGTACGCCCATCACCTTCCTCTGCGAAGGCTGCTATTCACGCATGAGCTCACAGCAGCGGATTGAAGCGTACAAGGCCTACGCTTCACGTCAAACGACGAAGAATGGTCGTGCTGCACTCTTACACCAGGAAATCGGCGAATAATGAAAACTCCATTATCGATACTCATCGCACTCTGTGGATGTGCTTCGCTCGCTGCGGCTGCCGATCTTCCGGCCAATGACGCTGGCAAAAATCAGCTCATTGTTGTTGGCCAACCAGGTGAAGCGCCCGCGAAATGGTTCAATGAAGTCACGGAGCTGGTTCAAGTAAAGAATGCGGTATCTTTCACGCTGTTCACTCCGACTTCCAAGCTCTTTCGAGAACGATATCAGTCTACGCTTGGTACTGACTTTCCAATCGTTGCGTATCTTCGGTCGGATGGTGGGGTCGTGTATTTTGCGGACCGCAACACATTACCATCCAATGGCGCCAATTTGTTTCAAGAAATGAAGGCGGCAGCATTTCTCGCCAAGAATGCTCGGCCATCGACGCGACTCCCTGTGGAAATGGAAGTGCCAAGTGTACTCCAAGCCGATTGCCTGGATGGAAATTGCTATCCCGACCAAACTGCAGAGCAAGAACCACGCTTCCCTCGGCTGAATCCGTTCAAGCAACCGGCGAACAATCCACTCGACAACATAGTAACTGGCTGGTTTAGCGACTCGATTTCGTCCGGTATTTGGCTGGTGTTCTCGGTCATCGCACTTGGCTTCGTGCTGTTCTTCTTTGTGTTGTTGGTCGGTGCAATGCTTCTCGTCCGCAATCTTTGGAGGTAGAGATATTCAGCCTCTTGATTGGTCTATTGGTCTCCTCACCCTCCTACTCAAACTACTTAGGTAAATCACATGGGAACAAGCTTTATTAGCACTCTATTCGTGGGAATCACCGTATTGGTCGTATTGATGATTCTCCTGTTGGTTCTGTTGTTTGTCGGAGTCGGCGCGTACCGATTGATCTCTGCCAAAAGAGAGCGTTCGACAATCGACTTATCCGATGGGCTAGACGAATCGGAGATTCAAATCATCCGCAACGCACTACTGAAGAAGCAGACGGCGGACAAGGAAGCGGCAGTTAAAGCCAAGGTTGCCGAAGTCGTCAAGTCGTAGAGGGTGTTGCAAATGACAAATATGCTCGAGCAAGGCAGCCAATGGCTGAGCGATCAGATCGACCAGTACGCTGCGTCAAGCGTTCTGTATCGACGTGGCTCGCTGACGGTCCCAGTTCAAGCGGGCAAGGGACGAACGACGTTCGAGCTAACCGATACGAGCGGAATTCTCATTTCTATCGAGTCGAGGGACTTTTTGATTTCGGCTGCCAACCTTTTGCTTGACGATACCCCAGCCCTGCCGGAAGTCGGAGATCGCATTATTGAAACAATCGGCGGAGAACTGCACGCATTCGAGGTCAGTAATTTCGGCGTCGAGCAACCGTATCGATTCTGCGATCCGTACCGACACAAGCTGCGAATTCACACACGCTATATCGGAGTGATTGTCAGCTTATGAGCGCTCCCGTGATTCCAGGCGTGCCAATAGATGGTCTTAAACCAGCGGATTTGCTGTGGGCAAGCATCCTTAGCAAGCCTCTGCTTTTTCCACCGAGTCCGCATTCCCATGGTAGTGCCGATCTACCTGTAACCGTAGCTCGCATCGATCTGTCGAACACGTTTACTCAGAACCAGCTGTTTCATGGCAACGCAGAAGTAGCCGGATTGCTAAGTGTCAAAGGCACAGACTACACCACCAGAGCAACTATTAACGGCAACACTGGTGCTTTTGAAATCAATGCAGGCGATTACCAAGTCAAACTTCATGGAGACGCCAACGGTCCAATCCTCCAAAGTTTTGCATCAAAGCCCCTACAAATCAACCCACTCGGAAACGACACTGTATTCCCGTCTTGGTATTGGATTCGAGATTCCTACAATCGAATCATGTTTGCTGGGGGTTCATCTACTTATTTAGCTGGACAAGGTACTTACCCTGTTATTCACCGAAATGCTTCTGGGCAAGATGTGTTTCGAAACCAAGACAACGGAGACCAACTACTTCGTGGTAGTCTTTTGATTAGCTCTGGCACCAGTGATCCTAGTGGTTCCACAGCAACTCCCGCAAAAGCTTTTGTAGATTTCCGAAGTGGGGGTTGGACTTATTCGGCTGGTAGAATTGAAGGAAGAACGTACGCTGCAAACCTCATTTATGGCGATCTGGTTCTGTCGGCCAATCCTTCCATATTGATTACAGACGGTAGTAACCTTTCAAACGACTTAGCGATTCGTGGAAATACTGGCAATGTTGAACTTAGCCGTGCTACTCGTCTCACGTTCCTAGGTCCAAATTCTGGTTATCGCACTGCAATTGAAAACAATTGGGACTCTGGTAGAGCTTTTGCGATTACGGCAGGTGGATACGATGTAATCAAATGCTCCTCAGATGTGTACAACTCGTTGACCATAGGACATTCGGGAACACAAAACGTAAACTTTCCAGGAGTTAGTACGACCTTTGCCGGTACTGGGGCGTTTAATGGGCTGATAGCCCATTCCATGCCTGGAGGTTCGATCTCTTCTCCATCTCGTTCTAGGCTGGATTTCTGGAGCGGTAACTACTCGTATCGTACTGGAGCGATCTATACCGAAAGCTACGCAAACGACAGTCTAGCCACAAATATGTTCTTGTGTGCTAACCCCAACCTTCTCAACCCACCTACGCCTAATATCACGATTGCAGGGGCAACGGGTAACGTAACGTTTTCAAACGGGGCAACGTTTTCCGGTACTGTAAGACTTCCAACCGGAACGTGGCACACGAGTACAGAGTCTACACCAAAACAACGGCTTTTCTTTAGCGTAGATGCAACCAGTTACTATCAAGGACATGGATCATTTCCACACATATTTAGAAATGGTGCAGGTACTGATCGTTTAACCATCCGAGACAGCGGTACTACGCTTATAGACGGACCAATGTTTGTTGGTTCTGGGACTGGTAGCGATGGAAGACGACTGATATCCCCGAACTATGATGGGTCAGCAAATGGACATTTCGCATCTGGCTTAGTAGCTGAACGAGGATCTATAGCTATTGGGCTTGCCTGGGGCATGTATCAAGATAACACAACCAGTTGGTTGTCTGGATGGGACTATGGTGCTTTATCTAGAACTGCCTTGTTGAACGACTTCGCAGGATTACGGTACATAACTACAGACGCAACCACTGCTGCCCCAGGATCGGTACTACCTTCGCAACCAACAACAAAGTTTAGCGTATCACCAACAGGTGCACTTACGACTACTGGTCCTGCGGTGTTTGGCGGAACCATGGCCTGCCAGTATGGCATGACCATAACCGAACTCGGCACCTCCACAATGCAATGGTTGCTTTATAAGAATGCGGGCGTAGGACAACCACTGTATATCCGAGATATGGTCAACAGTCATAACCATGTGATCATCTACCCTGGAGCTACATCATACGCCTCCACTGTTGGTTTTGAATCTCATGTCGTTGTGAATCAAGGCTTACAAGTAGCTTCAAACGCTTCCCACATTGGTTTTGATGCGGGACCCAATAACTATCTTGGAGGAATCACGTACTTTAGACCGTCAATAGGCGGAGCTATTACTGCATCGATAGACGGAACGACAGGAATTGCTGCATTTGGAGGACAAGCCATAGCTGACAGTCTGGCAGTTACTACCTCAGCTAGGATAGGAGCTGGAGCACTCGGCGGATTGTTGTACTTCGGCAATGGAAGTAATTGGATCTTTCAGGACTCCAATAGTTTCCACATCGATAGCAATGGTGGAGGAGTTCAATTTCGCAATGCCTTAACGGCACTCCCATATTTTCGTGTTACCGCAGCAGGGCACGTAACTACCTGGGGAGCTATAGACTCAACGGGTAGCGTCAACTCGAATCGCTCACTCAGCCTGGGTAACGATAACCTTGGTGCAGAAACCATCACCTTTGTAGGAGTAATTCCCGCCTATCGTACGGTCATCGAAAACAACTGGAACTCGGATCGATCGTTTGCAATCACCAATGGTGGGTACGATGTCTTTAAGTGTTCCAATGGTGGCTACACTAGCATCACTATCGGAAGTGATATTACGCAAAGTACGATCATCAAGGGTAATCCTCAAGCAGTCGGATTCACTGCTATTGAACCCGGCAAAGGTGCAGCAGCAATAGCAGCAGGTGGGTTCTCCGGTACAGGATTCTTTGCTTGGTTTAAGCCTGGCGGTACTAGGCAAGGCTATGTTGGATTTGATTCTGGTGAAAACATCGGATTCGTCAATGAGCGAAGTGGTGGCATATTCACCTTCAATGCCGCGGTAAATGTTGCCAGTTATGTGACTTCCAGTTTTCAATCCTTGTCTGCCGATCCGACGACCCTAGACCTCACCGCAGGTCAATCACGACTCGTGAAAAACACGACATCAGGTTTATTACGTTTGTGGGCCAATGATGGTGGCACCATAAAATCTGTGACACTTACTTAACAGCAGGATAATCCATGCCAGAACTACGATCCGCTTTGCCATACGTCTCTCACTTGCGAGTTACCAAACGACCTACTCGTGATTGGGTTCCAAGTGGATATCAAAACAGAGAAGGGCAAGATCTGTACCAGCAAGTAACTGATTTGCCAGGGATTGAGTGCGAAATCACTCCGTACGTGGGATCGGTGAAAGGTCCAGCAAGCCAATTCAAGTTCCCGAGCAAAGCATTCTTCGAGAAGGCTCTTGCTGATTTGGATGCGAAACCAACGAAGACTGAGCAAGACACCCTGGCAATCACGAATATCGAAGCCACGATTGCTAGAACCGATATCGTGTGGGCGGAAACAATCTTGCTGGCTGGTTCGTTACCAACTCTTGACTCTCTTTGGGAAGGTGTCTTCTCGGATGCACTCGATGAGTTCCCAACCTGGAAGGAACCGGAAACAGCCGTTGGCGGTATTCCGTTGTTCGTGAAGGAGATGCAATGGGATGCTCGAATGCCGTTCGAATCCTCCAAATCGATCTTGCTCAAAGTGGGTCTCTACGACAACGACCAAGAGCACGGTAATCCCCAACTATACACGCTCAATTTCGAAGACTCCACAACCAAAGCGCAACGGGAATCCTACACTACCCAAATCCAACGACGTATCGACCAACTATCGGACGAGATTGAAGCGATCAAGGAGGAGCAAAGTACCGCCAGGATTCAAAAAGTACAAGAACTCGGTCGATTCCAATTAGAAAAGTCTCAGCGAGATGCAATTGAAAACGGATTGATGACCGACTTGCTTGCGAATGTTTCTGTTCAGCAATCGCTACCAGCTCTATTGCTATCGATCATCGGCACCCTAAAGGCCCAACACTGGCCCGACTTGGACATGAAGGTCGTACAGGAACGTTTGCTCCTTTCGCTGGCGGACATCGCCACCGCTTAGGTGCATTCTTTTGACACTATGGATTGTTGTTTGTTTACCCGTTCTATATGGAAAGAGAGCCCAAAATGGCTAACGAAAAAGTGTTTGAAACAGGCATGGATGAGAGCTTTAAGCAAGCGTCGACCGCTCAGGTTGGGTACACGGCCGAGAACGAAAGGCTCTTGTATGCCAATTTAAAGCGTACCTACGACGAGTATCAACAGGAGTCTCTCGAGTCGATCAAGCGGAATCGATCCATCGTTGACAAATTGCTCAGCGATGCACAGCAATATGACAACCAGCGGCAAGCAATCGCAAACCAGTCTCTTCAGAATGCTGTTGAAACTGCGAACATGGTTGCCAAGAATGCGATTGTGAATATCGACGCGCTCCAAAAGCAGCACACTTCCCACCGGGACGTCGCAACTGACAACCTCTGGAATCCAGTGCAGCAAGGGGCTGGGGATGCGGTCACCATGCGCTCGGTAACCCTCGATGATGTATCGCTCAAGTCGCTCGGGGCATCCATTGCGGCGGCTGTGGCAGCTGCGATCAATCCTCCCAAGGCTTAGATCTCACTTTGTGAGCATTCGTAGGTAGAGATTATGATTCCAGTCAGCACAACACGCCCCCCCGGTTTAACGCTCTATGCGTTTCCAGAGGGGTTTTCGTTAGCTGACTGGACGTCCTATCGCGTGTTACTCAGCGAACTACCTGCTCCAAATTCAGGTTATTATACCGCCGATATTGACGAATCCCTTGCCTCCCTGTGGAGATTGTTCGAGGGAGCGGCTCAGCCCGTTTCCTGGGGAGAGGCGATAGAGTACTTTCCCCTCAATACAAGCAATGGTGGCTCGGGGGCTTATATCGTCACGGTGGAAGTCACTTCGGACAGTCTGCCTGTTCGTGGAGCCATTGTGACGATCGAGCAGGATGGGCTCACCGTTCTGCATGTTGTTACCAAGTCGCTGGGAGTGGCAGCAGTAGCGCTAGATCCAGGTGACTACACAGTGACGATTGTGGCGACCGGATTCACATCCATTGTGGATTCGCCGTTTACGGTTGCTGAGGACATGACTCTTGCCCGGAGCCTGACCTTGGCACCGTTGGATCCGCCAACAGCCGCCGATACGTGCCGTGTGAGTTTGCAAGCAACACGCGGTGCAACTGGCGAAAGAGTCCGAGTTGTCATCACCACCAGTTCTGTGGGGCGGGACCAAGACCTCGCGTTTCTCAATACAGCTTTCGACGGCGAGACCGACGACAATGGCATCCTGTTGGTAGACCTGCCATGGTCGAGCAGCGCTGGGGTGGGCGCTTATCGATTCAGGCTGATCGATCTAGTATCCGGCAAAATCCTGCATGATCGAACGTGCACGGTTCCCGACGAGGAGAACGCTATCTATGAGGACCTCGTATGACCGTCCCATTGATACTCCAGCTTTGTGACAAGATCGTAACGCTGCTCAACAACGGTTCGAGGAGCGGCACCTATGGCATGCGTTTCGAGGCCGTACGCTACTTTCAGCCACGATTCACACTGCCGGAACTGGAGGAAGGAGTAAAAGTCTGCGTCGTGCCAGCGGAAGTCGAACGGAGCAACTTGAGCCGATCGGTCAATCAACAGAATTCGACCATCCAAATCGGGGTACTTTCTAGGGTAGTTTCGACCTTGGCTGGGATCGATCCGTTTGTGGCGTTGGTTGATTCGATGGCTTTAAACCTTGACGGTGCGCAGCTGGACAACGTTTCCACAGTCGTCGAAGCCAAGATTGCTCCGATCTTTGACCAGCAATTGCTACGAGATAACAAGCAATTCACATCGATCCTCTCGATCATCGTGAGGTCATTTCTATGATCACCATGAAACCAGCCAAGGCGAAGGATTTCTTCTTCGACCGAGTCCTTGTCACGCAATACATGGATCGAAAGACAGCCTCGGCTCTTGCCAAAGGGGGCGGACTCATTCGCCGCATCGCACAAAACAGCATGCGATCTCGAAAGAAGGCATCCGCACCTGGCACGCCTCCCTCTAGGCACAGGCCACGCGGTCAGGGTCTTACCTACATCCTGTATGTCTTCGATCCTCGAACCAAGTCGGTTGTCATCGGTCCAGTTCTATTCACAAAAACGGTGAATGCAGACGGAACAACGGCGCCGGAAGCCAACGAATTCGGGGGACGCGTCAAACGTCGAGCCGAGAGAGCACAAGGGCACGTGTTTTCCATTGGGGAACGTGGTCCGATTCGGGAGATAAGCCAACCTTCCCCCAGATCGAAGCGCTTCGCAAGACCGATTCTGGTCTCTGCCAAGCAGGTCGAACGGGCACAACGGATCCACGATGAGTATGTGTTGTTCCGGATCGCGGCCACGGGCGGCGTTGCCAATTATCCCAAGCGAGCTTTTATGGGACCAGCTCTCGAAGTAGCCAAGCCGAAATTGCCCGAACTGTGGGCATCCGCGGTCCAGTCACACTAAAACCGGTCGACAAAAAAAGGAGTTTATAAAGAGATCATGGTAAGACTCGGACTCAAAGCCAAGCTCTATCGCAATACGGGCTCCTATGGATCCCCCGTGTGGAATGAGGTCAAGAATGTCAAAGACCTAACGCTCACAATCGAAAAGGGTGAAGCGGATGTGAGTACTCGAGGCAACGATGGCTGGCGAGCGCTCATCGGTACACTCAAATCCGCTTCGATCGAGTTTCAAATGGTTTGGGACACGGCCGATGATGATCACACTGCCTTTCACACCGCTTTCTTCGCCGATAGTCCCGTCGAGTTCGCAATCATGGATGGAAAAATGGTCGCTGATTCGGGCGGTGAAGCTAGCCAAGGACTACGCGCCACTTGCAGCATCTTCAATTTCAGCCGAAACGAAGAGCTTGAAAACGCCATCATGACCGACGTTTCCATCAAACCCACCTATGCCATCAATGCTCCCTCTTGGATCACCGGAACGGTAGGACTCTAACATCATGCCAAATTTTACGGATGCATTGGGCCGAACGTGGCCATTGAGCGTATCCTACGCCACCTGCAAAAAGATTCAATCGCAATGCGATATCAACCTACTCGATGTCGCGCAGATCGATCAAACGATTGGTCGTATGCGTCTCGACAATCTTCTGGTGGGGGACATTGTCCTCTGTTTATGCAGTGCCGAATGTACCGCTCGCGGAATTAGCCTCGACAACTTTCAGGACGCTCTCGATGGTGAGGCGCTCGACAGTGCGAGCAGTGCGTTGCTGGAGGGACTTGCGTATTTTTTCCGGAGAGGTCAGAAGGGAAAGCTTCTGACCGAAATGATCAGCAAGCTAAAGCAGATGGAGCTGACCGCAACCAATCAGGCTCTGGCAGACATCGAGCGCGAGACGAATGGGAAGTCTGGCGATTCGGCTACGGTCTTGCAGGAATCCTCCACGTAGATCCCGGCCCTTTCACATTGCGTGAATTGGTTTGGATGGTCGAGGAACAGCAAGATAACTGGTGGGACCATACGGCATCCATCCTGGCGATCATTGCCGAGGTCAATCGGGACAAGAAGAAGAATCCAACCCCCTTCACGGCATCAAAATTTCATCCTCGGAAAGCGAAATTAAAGCAACAAACAATTGAGCAAGTCGATTTAAGAATACTCAAGTCGATTTTTGTGGAGAGGAGGCCACTGCAGTAATCATGTCCGCAACCAATGTGAGAGCAGGACGAGCGTACGTTGAGATCGCTGCTGATTCGTCACGGTTGGGTCGCGATCTGCGCGCGGCTCAAACTCAGATACGCGGCTTTGGGGATTCGGTTCGAAACATTGGATTGCAACTGGGAACGTTGTTTTCGGGCGCAGCGCTTAGCGGTGGGATTTTGAATTCGGCCAGGTCGTTCGCAGATGCTGGATCGGCACTGGACGATCTTTCACAGCGTTCGGGCGCATCGGTAGAATCGCTGGGGGCATTGTCGTTGGCTGCCAAGCTGTCCGATACCAGCATGGAGACCTTAGGGAAAGCATTTGCAAAGATGCAACTCCTTATAGTGAAGGCGTCCAAGGGGAATGATGAGGCTGTTGATGCGATCCAGTCCCTTGGTCTCAATCTGCGAAGTCTCGCGCGCATGTCACCCGACAAGCAATTTGAAGCCTTTGCAGGTGCCATTGCGAAACTCCAAGATCCGGCGTTGCGGGCCAACGCTGCCGTTTCCGTGTTTAGCAAAAGTGGTCTTGAGTTACTTCCTATGCTCATGGAGGGAAAGGATGGCTTGAGGGATTTGGCCAAAGAGGCTCGCGACCTTGGATTGGTGATGTCAGGGAAGGATGCGGCATCGGCTGCCGTGTTCGGCGACACACTTGATAAACTACGCATGTCCCTGACAGCCGTTTATAACAAAATCGGTGCGGCGCTGGCTCCCATGCTCAATCGTATCACCAGCATTTTTGTTAGTGTGTCCGCGGCCGTTACCAAATGGCTCGACAAGAATCGTGGGATCATCGCTTTGGTAGCACCCATTGTGGCTGCTCTTGGTTCGGCCGGGGCTTCGGCCATTGGTTTGGGGTTAGCATTCAAGATTGCAGCGATTGCGGTAGGACCAGCGTTACTTGCGGCCCTTATCGCTGTGAAGACCGCGATTGTAACTGTCGCAGGTGTGCTGGCTGCAGTTGCGATTCCGGCGTTAGCGGTGGCTGCTGCAATCGGCGGACTGACGGCTACGATATACGCATTGGGGATAACTTGGACCGATGTGGCGACAACGATTGCCAACGTGTGGTCGAGTGCCATGTCCTTCATTGGCAATTCTCTCAGCCCTGTGGGAACTTTTATTGCCAACTGGGTTAGTAAAATAGTCAATGGCTTCGCATGGATGTATGACGGCGCTACCCAGTATTTCGGTGCCATTGGCAAAGCGCTCGCCGATGGCAACCTCGAGGGCGCTGGCCAAGTCGCCATGACCGGACTCACACGTGCCTTCCGTGGAGGATTCAACGTACTCTACGGCTACTACCTCGCCTTCATCGAGGGTTGGAAGTCCTCGTGGGATATGTGGACAACAGGTCTTGCGGATGGTTTTGTGGTCGCCTGGACAAGTATCGAATCGACTTTCACAGACACCATTTCGTACCTTGGTCAAATGTGGACTCTGTTTACTACCGGTTTAACGATCGCTTGGAATTCTTCTATCGGGTTCATCCAAAAAGCTTGGATCCGGCTCAAGGCGATGTTTGATAAGGATATCAATGTTACGGCCGAGACCAATGCTATCGAACAGCGAACATTGGATGCGAATGGGAATGCCTTTGCGAGTGGTGAGTCTGCCATCGTAGCTCGTGAGAAACAACGACGAGACCGTCAGTCGCAGATCCAAGTGGAGCGCGCGACCATGATCGGCACTCTAGAATCGGACCGCCAGCGAAGACAAACCGATCATGCTAAAGCGACCGACAGCCTCATGGGCCAAGCGAACGCGGAGTTCGACACTGCCAAGCAGAGGTACGAAGCGTCTATCAAGGCAGTTCAGGAATTCAGACCAGATTTCAAAGCACGCAAGAACAAGTTCGGTTTCGATCCCGAAAGTCTTTTAACCGATACATACAGTCCAGAAAAGAGCCTCACGGAAGCGAGAACGCGCATCGAATCGAAAGGGACATTTAGCGCCTTTGGTGCACGTGGACTGCAATCCGACTCGGTAGAAAAATCATCGGCTGAGACGGCCAAGAATACAGCCGCCATGTTGCAGTGGATGAAACAAAACCCCGGAGTCCGATTCATATGACGATTCCCAAAGAGTCACCTCTATGGCCAGGATTGTCGGGACCCGGTGACGACGAGATAGTCTGTGTCGAGCGCTTCGACTCACGGCCTGTGAATAACAGCCGGGACCCATCGATAACGCTCCACTTCAGCCTGTGGCGAAGCGACGATGAATCGAGAATTGCCGGTAAGCTTGAGGATACTGCGCCAGCTTTGTTCGACGGCCTGGATGCGGACAGTTACACTCTCGATCCACAGGGTGGCGGTGTGTGGCTGGCACATGTGAATTACAAAATTCGCAATCAATCGGCCGAATCCTTCGACACGACGGGCGGGACAGTGCATGTCACACAGAGTTTTGGGACCAATCGCTTTGGAACGTTGGCTCCTGATTTCCAAGGGGCAATTGGAGTTAGCGATGACAGGGTTGATGGTGTGGATATTACGATCCCTGCTTACAAATTCTCGGAAACTCACTTCATTCCGAGAATCTTTGTTAACGCATCGTACAGAAACACGCTCTTTCAAATGACTGGAAAGGTCAACAACGCAACGTTTAAGAGTTTTGCTGCGGGGGAGGTGCTGTTCCTTGGCTCCACGGGGCAGCGCCGTGGGCGCGAGGATTTTGAAATCAATTACAACTTCGCTGCCAGTCCGAACATTGCGTCGATTGTGTTTACGCCGAGCATCACCGTGCTCAACAAACAGGGTTGGGATTACATGTGGTTGTACTACGATGACCAAGTCGATTCTGTCGCGCATCGTATCGTTCGTCGACCTCGAGGCGCTTACGTGGAAAGAGTCTACGAACGAGCTGACTTTAGCTTGTTGGGGTTGGGTGCATAATGCCACAGCGCGGAGATCCACTTGCAATTAGCGCCCGCGACTGGACGGACATGCAACGCGTGGTCGACAAGTTTCGCAACGGGGGCGTATTGTTTCAAGCGGAGGCAATGCAAAGCACCTATCGTAGCCCCGCAATTGTGAAGGTGCTTAACGCTACAGCAGGTCCGCTCGAGCACTGTGGAATCGTAGGTCTCGGGGAACCCGTGATTCTACCAACCGACAACGAAATGGAATTCGTTCGAAACATCGCGTTTCGGATCGTACCGCCATTGCCTGGTTGCTGGGGTGTCCTACAGTCGCCGGTTGCGGCCGGTGAGATTACAACCGCCATCGTTGCGGGAGTTGCAGCCTGCAAAATCAACGTCGCTGCTGAGATAGACCTGAATCGATTCGCGGATGCGGTTGATCCCGATTTCACAGAGCTGAGGGTAAGTGATTCGACTGGTAACGCTCAAATCCTATGGCGTGCAGGGGGCACTGGGAGCCAATGGGCGATCGTCCGGATTGGCAACACAGCATGTGGTGAGAGGCTCGAGAAATTCGTCATGCTGAGTGATTGGTCAGACGATGGTCTTGCGGTTGCTCGTTTTACGTTAATGGAAGCGGCAGCATCGGACATGGTAGGGATTGTGGAAGATCCGTTAGGGATATTCGCGGACCAAATCGGACTTGGAAACTCTGGACTCGCCACAAGAACGTGTAGCGGACGACATTTTGTGATTCAAGCCGCATGTGAACAAAACGAAGTTGCTCCAAGTGCTCCGCTTGGAAGCTGCGCCTACAGCGATCCGACAGGCAATCCTGCATGTTCAATGACGACGGAAGCAGATTGCGCGGCAATTCCTGGCGTATGGACTTTGGGAGGAACGTGTTCATGACCGGTCATCCTTGCTGCTGCGTTGAGACAAGTTCCTCTAGCTCATCGGTGTCTAGTTCATCATCCAGCTCGAATCCAAGTTCGTCAAGTAGCTCATCCACACCTAGCTCATCATCTAGCAATCCATCGTCGAGTAATCCGTCGTCAAGTAACCCATCATCGAGTAACCCATCATCGAGTAACTCATCATCGAGTAACTCATCATCGAGTAACTCATCATCGAGTAATCCTTCCTCAAGCAGCCCATCATCCAGTAACCCTTCATCCAGCAACCCATCGTCTAGTAATCCTTCGTCTAGTAATCCTTCGTCTAGTAACCCTTCATCGAGTAACACATCATCGAGTAACCCTTCATCCAGTAATCCTTCATCCAGCAACCCGTCATCTAGCAACCCTAGCTCTAGCAATCCATCGTCCAGTAATCCGTCCTCTAGCAATCCTTCGTCTAGTTCTAGTTCTAGTTCTAGTTCTAGTTGGTGCCCCAACCTGTATATTGCTGTATTCCAAGAAGCTCCTAGTGGGTTATGTTCAAACCCTACTCCTCCTGCCGTGCTAATAGCTACAGCTTATGGATGTTTCGAACGACAAGACCATTCTTTCTGGGCCATATGTGCAGACACCCCACCAAGTGATTGTTATTTCGGTAATACCGATTTCGCTAACTATATTTGGTATCAAAATAAGACAGCTAGAGAATTAGCAGACGATAAAGGTTTAACTGCCTGTTTTGAGTATGTGAATGGGTACTCAGATGCAAACCCGCACCCTGACTGTTGCCCCGATGGAGAAGGTCCACCACCATGAAAGTTAGAAAGAGCTTATTGGTAGAAGCAGCCAAGGATAGACCGCAGGGATACTTAGAAGATGTTTATTCTCATGTTGAATCAGAAGACATGGAGTTTGTCTACATCAGTAACGATAACTACATGCTTCTGAAAAACAAATACACTGTTGAGCATGGTTTGCCAGGCACGGAACTAAAGAAGCTGATTTCCTGGTTCTATTCTCCTGACAAGAAGAAGTGTAAATGCGCGACACGAATCAAGAAGATGAACGCATGGGGGCCAGATAAATGCGAACAGAGAATGGATACGATAGTTCGATGGCTGAAACACTCGGCAAGAATCCACAAGGTTCCCTTCTTCGAACCAGCAGTGAAGCTGCTCATCAAAAAAGCAATAAAGAACTCACGGTCGCAGTGACAACCGCCCCCCGCAAAGACTGCACACTTGCCTACTGTCTCGCATCCATCGAATCCTGCGGCTGGACGCCAATAGTCTTTGCGGAGCCGGGAGCGACTGAGACGGACTATCAAACGATTCAAAACGCAACGAAGCTTGGAATTTGGCACAATTGGCTTCGTTCCTGCCGCTGGTGTCTTGAGCACTCGAGCACTGACTACATCATGACCGTTCAAGATGATTCGCTATTTCATCCGGATAGTAAAACGTTCGTGGATGCAATGTCCTGGCCGTCCAACTGTGGGTTCGTATCACTCTACACACCCAAGCATTACTCGATTCAAAAGTCTGGTCAGTTGCGCCCGACCGGCATCAATCGCATTGTTACCAACAGCCTATGGGGCGCGTGCGCTCTGCTTTGGAATCGTTCCGTTCTATCGCAGGTTCTCGAAACACCCGCATGTAAATACTGGCTCGGTGCCAAGCCAAAGTCAGGTGCAAAGTCAGTCATCGAGAATCGTAGGCTCCATCCTCACTTGATCGCCAATAGCGATACCGCGATCGGCAAGGCCGTCAATCGACTTGGCCTTGCGATGTACTTTGTGGATCCGTCACCCGTCCATCATGTGGCGAGGTATTCAACAATTTCACACGGCGACAACACTGGTCGTCGCAATTGTTATCGATGCGCTGACTTTGAAAAACCACTTTGGGATCAGGTCTACCAGTGAAATTCATCACTTCCCTCAGTCGTCACCGCATCGAGCGCCAACAGTATTGCCTCAAGACTTGGCAACAGTACGGCGAGATAACAGCCGTACAATCAGCCGCTGACATTGAAGAGCTGACACCCCATTTTCCAGATGTCCATTTCATTGAGACTGATAAAACTGGTAACGAGATCTATCGTCTACCCAACCGCGTACGCATCAAAGCGATGATTGACCAAGGCCCTGGCCTATTGATCAACAGTGACATCAAGATAGACTCCAGTCACGAGAACTTCCAAGCAGACTGGGAAACGGAAAGAGGGCAATTTAACGTTGGCATTCGTTACGACTTCGACGGACCTGGACAGCCAAAGATGATGAACCTATATGGAATCGATGCGTTCCTGATCACAGAGGAGGTGATGGACCTGATTCCCGATGTGGGGTTTGTAATCGGAGTATCCGTCTGGGACTATTGGATAGTATGGCACATGATGACGGAGCGATTTCGAATCAAGGCGAAGACAAGGCCTGGCCTACTACACTTGCGTCACCCTCAGAACTGGGGCGAGCGGGACACCGAAATAGGCCTCTCGATCATGCGATCCGTGTACGGTCTCAACGAGCCCAAGAAGATCCTGGACTCTGTTATTCCAATTGCAACCAATCGAAAGCGTTAGAAATGGCAATGTCTACGATAAAGAGCGAAGGCCGGCACTGAATTTGCGTCACTTAAATCGGGAATGATGTGACCAAACGTGTCCCGAGTCCATGCCAGGATTGTAATTGGGTCTGAATCAATGTTTTCTATCGCTCGCTCGCAGGGAATTGTCAAAATGCTTACCCGCTGTTTGTTCGTATTATGTCTGATTATTTCGATTGGTTTTAGTGACAACTTTCGAGCTCAATCTGACGACAATCGAAGCAAACAACAATGGCCCATTATTCAGTGGTACTCCGGCATCGGTAGCCAAATTGGTGATCGAACCACCTTCCGTGATGCATCCGGTCGGACGCAAGGCTCGGCAACACAATCAGGCGGTAAAACCACATTCCGCGATAGTTCTGGTCGAACGGTTGGATCAGCTGATACCTCAGGAAGCCGAATAACGATCCGCGACGCCAGCGGCAGAACGATTGAGACTGCGAGTACGAACCGTGATCGTACGACATTTCGATCATCGAGTAACAGCAGCTTAGGCTCAGCAAGTCAGTCTCGCAATCAAACGACATTTCGCGATGCAAGTGGACGGTCGACTGGATCTGCGAGCAACCATAGTAATCGAACAACATTCAGAGATAGTTCTGGGCGGTCGACGGGATCAGCGAGTAATAGTCGGCGATAGTTGCGATCGATCACGTTTCCAAACTCTGGCCAGTATGTTAGGCGCGAGGGAATGTTCTCTATCTAGACAAGGGCAAGGGCAACCGCAGCGATTGCCTCTCGCCGTTTGATCCTGCTGACCCTGCGTTTGGGCCCGAAGGCTTCGTTGGTTACTTTTCAATCCAAGGATTCATCGCCCGAGAGCAGTTTATTCTCGATTTACCCTACCGCAGTGACCTAAGTTGTCACAGGCTCAACTGATAATGAATGTGTTGGGACGCGGCAGACCAACGATTCCCGCACTGCCGCAGCAATCGAACTCAAGGAAGACTCAAAATGCTAGTTCTAAGTCGCAAAGTTGGTGATAAGCTAGTTATCGACGGCAACATCACTGTCGAAGTCGTCAAGATCTCTGGCAACCGAATTTCGCTTGGCATTGTTGCTCCCTCTAATGTCAAAATCCTCCGTGGTGAGTTAACCGAGCAGCAAGCCAAGGCGCAAATTGTGGAGCTGGTTGTTGAAGATGGATTGTTGGTGGCTTGCTAGACTCATAAGTAGTTTGTGTCGAGGCTATCCACGACCACCTTCGCAGCAAGTCTCGCAAATCCTGTGACACTTGGAGCATTGCAGCTTCGCGCGGATGTCAATCAGCGATCCGCCGCACACAGGGCAAGCGGGCTGGCATTGTTTCTCTGATTGCGCCACTTTCACGACTGGATTGGTTTGGCCAGCGTTATTCTGGTTCTCGACTTTCATATGCTTCGTTTTCTACCTTACTGTATTGACCTGCCCTAGAACAAAAGAGCCGTACATCGGATCAGCGACTGGGGCCGATGGATTCCATGGAAGATGGCTCCAATATTTCGCGAACCATCACGGTGGTAACAAGGGATTGAAATCACGCGAGCCAAGTGACTACCAGGTCTCAATACTTGAGATTGCGGGGTCAGCTCAAACGCACGATGAAATCTTGGCAATGGAAGGGCGATGGTAACGAAAGCTCCAGAGTCGAGAAATGGGACTTAATCGGAACCTTGCTAAGAAGTAGACTAAGTGAAATAAATATGATGCTGATGAATCCTTGCTATCTCAATTGAAGGACATTCGTACCTTGATTGGCAAAACATCTGTAGATTACCCGGCTTTCGGCAGTGCGGACTGAATGACCTACTCGTCATCATCGTCTTCATCGCCCTCGTCTTCATCCGTTTCAGCTGCTATGGACTCGAGGTATTCAACACGAACATCCCGAAGTGATTTCTTGCCCTGCTTTTCTACTAGAAAGAACCACCAGCCATTCGTGGCAACACCTGTGAGTGCTTTTGCTGCTTCAGAAGCAGTTGCACAAACGGTCCCGTCAATATCGACTCGTCCGTCCCCAAGCAAGGTGGCTGCTTTCTGCGAGAACTTCTTTTGCCTTGGAATCAGTGTCATGCCAACTTGAAGGCAGCCTGCGCTTAACAACACACTTAGATCGACGCGATATCGTGGCCTTGTTTTTTCTGCAGTGAATGCCGATTTGTGACCATCCGGAGTGGGCCAGATTTCTACGATTAGTTTCGCCAGAGAGTCCGAACGACTTCGGATTTTTGAGTCGTTCCAATCGGCCTCTGCAAACTCTAGGAGTTTACGATTTAGCATAAGGACATCATGTGCCTTTAATCCCTGCATTTTTCCGCTAACTCCGCCCCACGGACCGTTCGAAACTTTTGAATTGAGTCGTGAAGTGAGTAAAGTCAAATTGCCAATCGTGTGAATTAGTGCATCGCGTTCGCCTTCGGAGCGTGAGCCTTCAGGTAACGACCAATGAACTTGCCATTTTCGAGGCATTACATGCTCAATTGCGTATTTTCCGCGAAACACGCGCTCGAAGTTGAAACTAACCTGCGTACCGCACCAGCCTCGAAGATGGTCTTCGATTGCTTCGATCACCATTCGAAGTCGACCGCGCCCCAGTCGTCGATACGCTGGCAGGACTCTCAGCTCCTCTCGTACTTCGTTGTCATCTGGCCAGTAGCGGCTTTCACTCGTTTGGCCCGCGAAAAAGGTTTCAATCGCGTCACCAACTTTGGTTCGATCTTGATTTGACAAATGCCGAATCAGTTCCGCAACAATCTGGCTGTAGCTCTTGGTTGTAGCTCTGACGAGCATTCGCCTAACCATCCAGCTCTCAATCACACTCAAAGCCTTTAAAAGTTGCTCTTTCGGGATGGTTGATTTCTCTGGATCCAAAAGATTGAGGACCAAAGGCTTGATGACTTCGCTTTCCAACACACTTGATCGGTACGAAAAAAGCCCTAATCGGTCAATCATGCCGGTGGGTTGCAATCCATCGAGAATAAACACTCGATATATCGTTGCGGATCGACTGATCTGCTTTAGAAGCTGCTGCATCGGCAGCCCTGATTCAATTGCGTAACGTTTAAACCGAGTGAATACTTCGCGAGCGACAACCTCCTCTCCAGTTTGTGCGATCAACCAATGATTGAGATAAATGGATGATCGCGGATAACGCATTCGACCAACATTGACTTCAGCTTCCCAAAATGCCGACTCAAAATCTTTCCAGTTTTGAACATAAGCTGTCTCCACATCCGCACCAGAATCCAGCAACCGTTGAAAGACAAAGTTTTTTATCAAGTCGGCAGCGGTCAACTGTGCTCCGCGTGCATTTAGAGTCTCGAATATCTCTTGTGCATTCTCGTCGACGCCCAAATCGATAACTACCATCTGCAATAGATCGCGGATAACGGTTTCGATTGCCATAGAGCGTGCTGTAATCGACTCCAAACCATCAGCCTTCAGCCATTGTCGTGCCTGTTCCGCGAAATAACGATGTGCTTGCACCATCCGCTCCTCGCCAAACCCGACAGAATCGTAGTCGACAGGTTCCGTGGCCGACATCACAGCGTTGAAAGCGGGGCGATCTCGATTGGTTGGCCAAACCTTGAATCGATCCTCCGGCTGTGAACAAAAGGGAGCTGCATTCACGACAAGCGTTTCAAGTCGCATCGCTGGAGCTGTGGCACCAACCGCAATGAGTTCAGCGTGCAAAGCATCAAACAATAGCTGCAGCGTCGTCAGTCGCTGTTGCCCATCGATGATCGTACGTTCCTGCATCGTGCCGACAGAGTTTTGCACCTGTTGCAGTACAACCGCGCCGATAAAGTGCGGCTGATGCGTGGACGTTGGTGCCTTCAAAACACGCTCTGTTAAGCGAATCACATCATTCCAAAGGGGCTCCCACTGATTCTCTTCGCTCCACACGTAAGGACGCTGAAATAGAGGTACTGTCAAGCGTTGTGGGTGCATGAAAACCGTTTGAGGCGTACGAACTTGGGTTTCCAAAGCGTGTTAACTCCTTCAAAATTCTTGGAATTTTTGAGCCCAGAGAACGCCCCCGAAACGCAAGCCTCTGATAGTCTTTTTGTTGATTCGTTCGAAGAAACGAGCGTTTGGCGCTTGCACGACTCATTGAAAAGCATACCAAACCTTGGTAAGGTTTGGCTAGTTCGGGTAACCAATTAATTTACCGGGAGACTGCTGTGAACAAACTCAAGGACTTCTTACGAATCACTGAGGCTGCCGTTTATCTGGGCGTGTCACCAAACACGTTACGGAACTGGGAGAACTCCGGCAAAATTATCGCTCACCGTCATCCTGTGAACGGTTACCGGCTATTCAAACAGGAAGAGCTCGACACTCTTCTAAGTCTTGCAGAGCGTCCAAGCACGGGCGTTCAAGATTCTTATCGAAAACCGCGTTGATAAAAGGAACAAAAGCCGATAACGCCCCAAAAACGTCGTTTCGCCGATACTCACATGGACACGTGCATGAGCAAGACCAAGTTCGCGCTTTCGTTTACCGCGGGAGGACTTCTATACAACGAATCAATCGTTGTTGCCGAAGCCCTTTTGAGGAACGATCACGACTGGAATACGACACTCATTGAGGTTGAACAAAAGAATCTACTTCAAAGCCGCACGCCTAGTACTGCGAAACGCAAACTGCATGAGATCTCCCAACGCATGAAGTGCCTAACAGCTGATCAATTGGCACTGTTGGTCAATGGAACGCGGTTGGAACAGAAGCTCATTCTGTGGTTAGCATGCTGCCTCAAATATCCGCTTCTCGCTGAATTGGCACGCGATGTGTTACGTGCCAAGTTCCTACAGCTCGACTACGCGATAGATGCGGTCGATGTTGCGAAGTTCATCGAATCGCAAACCTTGTGGCACGAAGAATTGGAGGAGCTAACCCCATCAACACTAACCAAACTTCAGACAGTCATGCTTCGAATGCTCAGAGAATCCGAGTTGGTTTCGGACGACGGAATCATTTCATCTCCCTTGGTCTCCGGTCGCTTCATTCAAGTTCTCCAGCGTGACTCATCAAGCCACCTGCTTTTCTTCCCACTGGTGATTGAGAACGGACGGGTGACTTAATATGCCAAACGATCTACAGAAAGCTCCGATAGCAACTCGCTTCGATCACTTGCTGAACGTGATCAGTAGCCAACGATTCTTACGCATGGAAGGGATCGGCAAGGAAGTGCCGTTCTTTGTCGTGCCATACTGCCCAACTGAGCATTTGGAAATCGAAGCCATTCGCGGCCAGTTGATCAACAAGCTTCGCCACAAAGGCATTCGCATCCTAGAGATCAATCTCTATGACTTGAGTAAGGAGCTCATGGATGCCGAAGGCGACTGGCAATATTGGATTGAGAATGAGTCGACCATTTCCAAATCAGAGCTCGAAAAGGCCTTTATGAACCTGACCGATTCGGAGACGAAACTCGCCCCAGCAATTGCTGAGAAGATTCGTGCCACCGAGTTTGACGTGCTGTTCTTGTCTGGCGTAGGCGAAGTGTTTCCGTACATCAGATCGCATACAGTCTTGAACAACTTACAGAGCGTCGCCAAGTCTCATCCTATGGTGATGTTCTTCCCTGGCGATTACTCACACTCGCTTGAGGAGGGGGCGTCGCTGGATTTATTCGGACGGCTCCATGACGACAAGTACTATCGCGCCTTCAACATCTTTGATCGCGAGACATAAGTCAGTGATTGCAACTTAGTGACGACTTAAAACCAATTTCATTTAGCTTTCGACGATACACCATGCAACTCCGCAAAATATTCGAATTTCCGATTGATCGGCCAATCGAGGGCGTCATCAAGGCAGATGATGATGCCAGCCTACGGACTGAAGTGGAAGAGTATGTCATCACGGATGAACTCGAACTGCGACTAGACGACTTCCTTGACGCATACATCAAGTACGAGAATGCAAACGGCGTCTGGATCTCGGGCTTTTTCGGCTCCGGCAAATCGCACTTACTCAAGATGGTGGCAATGCTTCTTGCGGGCCGTGATTTTGATGGCATTAACGTTAGCGAAGTCTTTCAGCGGAAGTGCGAGAAGAAGAATAAGTTGCTGGCAGCTAAGATTGCCAAAGCTGTGGCCATCCCATCGGAAAGCATCCTATTCAACATCGACCAGAAGGCCGATGTGATCAGCAAAAAGGACGTCGATGCCTTGCTCGCTGTTTTCGTGAAGGTATTCGATGAAAAGTGCGGCTACTACGGCAAGCAAGGATACATCGCCCACTTCGAGCGACAATTGGACGAAGACGGCCTTCTCGACAAGTTCAAACAGGCGTTCGAGAAACACGCCGGCATGACTTGGGATAGTGGCCGAGAGCGAGTGATCCGTGTTGGTAGCAGTATCGACAAAGCCTACAACGAAGTAACCGGCGAATCGGTCTCGGAGGTGATCAACAAGCACCGTGATGATTACAAGCTCTCCATCGAAGACTTTGCCGAACAAGTCAAACGTTACGTTGACCGCAAAGGCAAAGACTTTCGGCTGAACTTCTTCGTCGATGAAGTGGGGCAATACATTGCCAAGAACGACAAGCTTTTGGTCAACCTACAGACGATCGCGGAAAGTCTCGCAACCAAATGCCGTGGTCGCGCTTGGATTCTCGTCACAGCACAAGAGGAAATGACCACAGTCATCGGCGAGATGTCATCGGAACAAGGCGACGGATTCTCCAAAATCCAAGCTCGCTTCGCCAATCGCATGAAGCTCACCAGCACCAATGTGGCTGAGGTCATTCAAAAGCGACTGCTTGCCAAGACGGAGGATGGCGTCAAAGCGCTCCTCCCGGTCTATAAAACTGAGTCGGGAAATTTCCGCACGCTTTTCGACTTTTCCGAGGGGCAAAAGTACCGGAACTTCCAAGACGAAGATCACTTTTGCAATTGCTATCCATTCATCCCTTATCAATTCGAATTGTTTCAGCTAGCGATCCGTGGCCTATCGGTCCACAACGCCTTCGAAGGAAAGCACAGCAGCGTTGGTGAGCGATCGATGCTGGGAGTCTTTCAAGAAGTTGCAATCCAAATCGCAGACAGTACCATCGGCGAGCTCGCAACATTCGATCTGATGTACAAAGGCATCAGCTCGACACTCAAGAGCCATCTCTTGTCTGTTCGCGCAGCAGAACGCAATCTCGACAATGAACTTGCCGTCCGCTTGCTTAAAGCACTGTTGCTTGTGAAGTACGTTAAGGAGTTCAAGGCATCGGTTCCCAATCTCTGCGTCCTGATGATCAGCCGATTCGATCAAGATTTGACCCAGCTCCGTAAGGACGTCGAAGAGGCACTCAGCCTACTCGAGAACCAAATCTACATTCAGCGCAACGGTGAATACTACGAATTCTTGACCGACGAAGAGAAAGATGTCGAGCAAGAGATCAAGAACACCGAAGTCGACGCAGCGGAAGTCGCCGATGAGTTGCACCAAATCATTTTCGACAAGGTGCTAAAGACGAAGAAGCTGCGGTACGATCCTAACAAGCGAGACTTCTCATTCACTCGCAAGCTCGATGATAAGATCTATGGGCGAGAGCATGAGCTTGGCGTACATGTCATCAGCCCCTTCCACGAACACTCGGGAAATCCAGAACATGTCCGCATGACTTACATGGGGAAATCCGAGCTGACGGTATTGTTGCCACCGGACGATCGATTGATTCGCGACATCACGCTGATGAAGCAAACGGCAAAGTATGTCGGCATCAACTATGCCACAGCCAAGAAGGCCAACGTCAAGCAGATCATTGGCAATAAGAACGAGAGCAATCGCCTGCTTCAAATGCAGATCGTTGAACTCGTCAAACGCTTGATGGGCAAAGCTCAGATGTTCGTGGCTGGATCGTTGGTCGAAAGCACCAAGGAAGATCCTAACATGCGGGTCCACGATGGCTTTGAGAAGCTGGTCGAGCAAACCTACACCAACCTTCCGATGCTTCGCGGGGTGTCGTTCACGGAAGCTCAGATTGACCAGTGTCTAAATGAGTCAGCAGACGGATTGTTTGGCAACGATGCAGCCACGATCACGGAACCAGAAACAGAGATGCTTGGTTCGATCAGTCGCAACGTGGCCAAGGGCATTCGTCCCACTATGAAGATGTTGGTTGACGATTTCGAGAAGCGACCGTTTGGTTGGCCTCTCCCTGCGATCCAGTGCGTGCTGGCCAAACTTGTGGCACGCGGTAAAGTCGAGGTTCGTTGCGATGGTGAATTGCTCGAGGATGCAGCACTTGCATCTGCCCTGAAGAATACGCAGAAACACGGCAACATGGTGCTCGAGCCGCAAATCGAGTTTGGTGCCGGGGCCGTTCGAAAGTTGAAGGAATTCTTCTCCCAGTTCTTCGACACGCCGGCCAGATCCAACGAAGCTCGGGCGCTTGCAGAAGAGACCGCAGGGGCATTCCAGAAACTTCACGGCGAACTGCAGTTGCTCGTCGCACGCAATCGCGAGTATCCGTTCCTTTCAACGCTCTCATCGCATGTCGATGACTTTGCCAAACTGACTCGTAAATCGTTCAAGCATTTCCTTGCCGAATTCGATGGCGATTCGGAGCGATTGCTCGATCTCAAAGAGCAGATCCTTGATCCGGTACGTCGTTTCATGGCTGGCCCACAAGCCTCGCTATACGCGGAAGCGAAATCGTTCATCGATCACAATGCTACGAACTTCTCCTACCTGGATGGCGATGAACATACACAACTAAAGAAGTTGCTCGAAGACCCTCGCTGTTTTGCCGGAAATGGCATGAAGCAAGTCAAGACACTCCTGGATAGTCTACGCAGCCGGTTGGGAAATTTGGCCACCGAGGCTCGAGCGGCTGCCGAGCAAGCGGTAACCTCGAAAGTCCAGAGACTCGCTTCGATCGAAGGCTACGACAAGCTATCGGATGCACAGAAGCAGCAAATCGAATCGATAGTTTATGAGACGATCGAGCAGATCAAGTCCCAACCGTTGATCGCAGTGGTGAAGGAAGCAGCGACTCGCTTTGAGACCAACGGTTACTCCTCAATATTATCTCGCGTAACACAGTGGACCGCACCCAAGCCCCCACCGGTTCCCGATGGAGCTGGAGACACGACTCCTTCCCCTGCAAAGCCAGCGATTGAGTACGTCGCGCAAGCCAGTCTAAAAGTCGATTTCGACAAACCATGGCTTGAAACCAAGGAAGATATCGATCAATACCTAGATCATATGCGAGTAGCGATGCTGAAGGTAGTGAACGAAGGGAATCGGGTACAACTGTGATCCAAAGTTTACAACTCGAGAACTTTTCGGTGTTCAAGAAGGCATCTATCGAGTTCTCTCCTAAGATCAATGTGATTGTCGGCGAGAATGGAACTGGAAAAACGCACCTGCTCAAGGCTGCGTACGCGTTGAGCTCGTGGCAATCACTGTTGGATGGCGACAAGAAGTCGAAAAGCGATCTAAGTAAGTCGTTTACGGAAAAGCTTCTTCGAGTGTTTTTCCCAGGCGAGCAACACCTAAGGGAACTTGTCCATCGGCAGTCTCAAGAGTCAGCATTACTAGACATTGCATTTGCAGATGGACAGAAAAATAAGTGTAGCTTTAAGCCTCGCGCTAAGAGCGTTTTACTGGAGACACAACAAACGAAGCTGGCGCCGTGTAATAATCCTATTTTCTTCCCTGCCAAAGAGGTGTTGTCGTTCTTGCCCGGCATCGTCGCCGTTGGTTTGGATAATCTGGCCGTACTGAGCTTATTCGATGACTCTTATCTGGATCTTTGCGATGAGCTTCTGCGGCGAGACGTAAAGGTTGATGTCGACCGAGATCCACGCATTGGTACGTTATTGCCGGGAATCACGAATGCCATACGTGGTAGGTATGAAATAAAGGAAAGTCACCTCAGATTCATTCCGGGGACCTATCAAGAGACTGCTGGAAAGCGTAGCAGACAAGTCGCGAAGATCGCCCAAAAAGAGCTTTCGGACGGCGAGTCTCCTTCGTTGCCGCAGGTCGCTGACGATGTTGATACCGTCTTTGTGCCCGTTAAGGACGGCGAGCAGCCTGGACATATCACGGCAGAAGGCTTCAAAAAGCTTGGTGTTCTTCAGCAGCTTCTAGCCAACGGATCTCTTTCGCCCGGCAATTCAGGAACATTGTTTTGGGACGAGCCAGAGTCCAATGTAAATCCCACGCTAATGCGATTGATCGTGGAAGTGATGCTCAATATGTCACGCAACGGCCAACAAATCGTGCTGGCAACGCATGACTACGTTTTGCTTAAGTGGTTCGACCTCCTGGAAGACGCCAAGCACAACGATGACGTTCGATTTCATGCGCTGTATCGCAATGAAGAAACTGGCGAAGTTTGTGTTGAAACTGCAAATGAGTATCGACTTCTTAATCAGAACGCGATTTCGGATTCTTTCGCTGAGCTTTACGACGAAGAGGTGCGTCGAGCACTCGGGGGAAGTAAATAATGTTAGGCAATATATACAAAGAAAAGGAGTTGTTATTCACGTTTGCTGAAGGTACTTCGTGGCGAGTTTTAGATCGGCAGGGAGTACGGCTTCCAGTCGGAATGGCGCTTGTTGATTTCGTAATCGAAAGAACCGACCACATTCTTTTTGTTGAAATAAAGGATCCCTCGCACAGCCAAATGCTTGATGGCGAGAGACTGGACTACGCACGAAGATTGAGCAATGGTTCGGTTTTAAATGAGGAGTTGACTCCCAAGGCTCGCGATTCCTACGCCCATGAACATCTTATGGGAAGAGACAACAAGCCAATTGTATATGTCGTCGTTATCGGGCTGGAAGCACTTTCGCACAATATCCAACTAGGGATTCTCAATAACTTCAGCGATAAACTTTACAACAGCTTGCGGAATGAGGGAGAGTTGCCTTGGGTGCGAGAGCACATTCAACAATGCATAGTGCTACCCATCGAAAAGTGGAATGAAAGGTATCCGGAGTACAGAATCCAGCGAGTTCCCAAAGTTACCGGTCGCGTTCGAAAGCAAAAGTGATTCAATGGATACTAGCAAGCTACGGAAATTCGCATCGTTCGCCAGGTCGGCGCTCATTGAGCAAGTGGGGACTCGTTTGAGGACAGTGCTGGCTGAGAAGAGCATCGCACGTCGAGAGAGTCCGAAGGTCGTTGAGGATCTCGAAAAGAGGATCAAAGATCTTGGCGAGAAGCGAGTGCTTGAGACGGTTGCCTACACATGGTTCAACCGCTTCTGCGCGCTGCGGTACATGGATGTGAATCGCTACACTCGCATTGGTATCTTGTCACCAGCCGATGGTCAGTTTCAGCCAGAGATCCTCGCAGAAGCCAAGATGGGGCATATCGATGAAGAGTTGGTGCCAGAGGCAACTCGCAAGCAAGTTAAGCGATTGCTGGATGGTTCCGACAAGAGCGCAGATCCGCAGGGGGAAGCCTATCGATTGCTGCTAGTGGCGGTCTGCAACTACTACCACTCGCTGATGCCGTTCATGTTCGAGAAGATCGCTGACTATACGGAATTATTGTTACCGGACGATTTGCTCTCAGGAACATCGCTTCCCGCCTATACCCGGGAAGCATTGCTTCCGATCAATTCCCTGCCGCAGTACATAGAAGATTTTAAGGAATCAGTGGAAGTAATCGGTTGGCTCTACCAGTTCTACGTCGCCGACAAGAAAGACGAGGTATTCGACGGGCTCAAGAAGGGAGCGAAGATTACGCCCGAGAATATTCCTGCAGCAACTCAGCTGTTCACTCCTCACTGGATCGTTCGGTATTTGTTAGAGAATTCGCTTGGACGTTTGTGGATGCTCAATCATCCCGATTCAAAACTCGTCGAGCGGATGGAATACTACATCAAGCCCGAAGAACCTGGGACTGATTTTCTGAAGATCTCCAGCCCTGAAGAAATAAAGGTCTGCGATCCAGCGTGCGGTAGCGGTCACATGCTGACGTACGCATTCGATCTGCTCTACGAGATCTATCGCGAGGAACAGTACCCAGAAGCCGAGATTCCGACACTCATCCTTCGCAACAACCTCTACGGCATCGAGATCGATCCCCGCGCAGGTGCGTTGGCCGCCTTTGCCTTGACGATGAAGGCCCGCGAGAGGGACAAACGCTTCTTCACTCGCAGCCCACGGTCCGACAATTCTGCAAGGGACTCTTCCTCATTCGAGAATCCAAAATCGAAAATCCAAGATCCGAACATTTGTGTTCTCGAAAACATCAAGATTGATTCCGATGACTTGTCCGCGTATATGGACAAAGTTGGTCGTGACCTATTCACAAAAGGGCTGCAAGCGGTTGTGAATCAATGGGAGGAAGCGGACAATTTTGGTTCGCTGATCCGTCCACTGTCGAGAGACATGGGCGAAGTGATGCATCTGCTGCGCGAGCGACACGTGGGCCCAGATTTGTTTCTTGCAAAAGTTCACCAACAAGTGATGACTGCGCTCCGTCAGGCCGAATATTTGACGTCCAGGTACCACGTCGTTATTGCAAACCCGCCATATATGGGCGGAAGTGGAATGAATGCACAGATGAAGGATTTCGTAAAGAAGCACTTTCCATCTGCAAAGCCCGACCTAATGACATGCTTCATGCAAAGAGCGAGCGAAATCTCCCTCGAAAATGCTGTGTGGGGAATGATAAACCTTCCCTCCTGGATGTACTTGTCAAGCTTCGAAGAATTTCGCACGGATTTGGTAGCCAGAAATCAGATAAGCTCACTCCTACACCTTGGTCGGGGAATTTTTGGTTCAGATTTCGGATCTGTCGCTTTCGTTTTTATTAATCGTTTACCCGACATAAGATGCTTTGGGTACTACCGGCGACTTTTTGAACGCCATGTCGAAGTGAGAAAGGCCGAAGAGATCAGCGAACTTTTCTTAGATAAGAGCTACAACTCATTTCGCTATCGTCAGTCAGATTTTGGATTGGTTCCCGGCACGCCAATCGCATACTGGATTTCCCAAGGCATTCGTGACTCCTTCACTAACAATCCAAAGCTCGGTGAGTTGTATCAACCCAACGCTGGGCTCCAAACCGGAGAAAACGCTCGATTTATTAGAGAGTGGTTTGAGATTAGCCAATCGAAACTATCACACTTTGGAGGCAAAAAGTTCTATCCGTACAATAAAGCTGGCGGATACCGCAAATGGTACGGTTTTCAGTCATCTGTTGTAAATTACGAGAACAACGGGCAAGAATTGAAGGATACCGGCAAAGCCGTTTTTCGCAATTCGGAGTCGTACTTCCAGCCATCTGTAAGCTGGGGATTGGTAACCTCTGGTGAGTTTGGCGTGCGTCGATACCCTAAAGGCTTCATCTTTGATAATGGTGCCCCATCAATAATTGCGGGAGCCGACAACGATTTTGTTTGTGGACTGTTGAATTCAATTTGTAGTAGAGAGTTCCTCAAATTCATTAATCCGACTTTAAATTTTCAGGTCGGAAACATTTCATGCCTTCCTGTTAATTCAAGTGTAAAGTCTGCTGTTTCAACAATAGTCGGCCAACTCGTAGACATCGCAAAACGCGATTGGGATGCGTCTGAGACTTCTTGGGATTTCAAATGCAGCCCCATACTTACAGACGAACAAAGAGCGTCGACGCTTGAGGCGGCTTTCCGTTCCTTCCAAGAAGCTAGTCATAAGACAATTCGAAATACTCAAGAGTTAGAATTAACCAACAACAAGCTGTTTGTTGATGCTTTTGAACTTCAATCCGAGTTTGGCGATTTGATATGTCCACCACTTAAGCAAATCACTTTAGCGTGCAACCCTCACTATCAGTACGAGGAAGGTAAGGACGATTCAGAACTTGAAGAGCTTTTTCTTGCCGACACGATGCGTCAGTTTGTCAGCTATGCAGTGGGTTGTATGTTCGGACGTTACTCGTTGGAAAAACAAGGACTGATCCTTGCCAATCAAGGAGAATCCGCCGCCGACTACCGCAAGCAAATTTTTGAGCCGTTGTTTGCTCCAGACGAAGACAACGTTATCCCCATTCTCGAAGGCGAATGGTTCTCCGATGACATCAGCCAGCGGTTCAAAGAATTCTTGAAGATCACCTTTGGTGCAGAGAATTATAGCGAGAACCTCAAGTTCTTGGAGAATTCACTCTACCCGGAAAATCCGACAGCGAAGAAGCAAAAGTCAATCCGCGATTACTTTTTGAAGGATTTCTACGATTATCACCTCAAGATGTACAAGAAGCGGCCGATCTACTGGCTCTTCAGTAGTCCCAAGGGAACATTCAACGCGCTTATCTACATGCACCGCTATCGCCCCGAAACGGTCGGTAAGGTTCTCGAATGCTTGCGAGATTTTCGCGAAAAACTTACACACCACTCTGAGCAGCGCCAAGGGATAGCTGACAGTGCTAGTGAATCTAAAGCTGAAAAGACCACGGCAGTTAAGGATGTTGCTGTCATAAAGAAGCAGCTCAAAGAACTCGAAGAGTACGAGAAGAGCCTCTTTGAAGTCGCGAGCCGAATGCGCAACGTCGACATCGACCTCGACAACGGTGTAAAGCATAACTATCTCCTCTTCGGTCCAGTTCTCCGCAAGATCACCGGTCTGGCTGACAAAGTCGATTAGGTAGGTTTTGAATTTAAGAGTATCGAATGCAAACACGAACTGAAAACCGAAGTACCTAATGGAAACTAGCAAACTTCGAAAATTCGCATCCTTAACCAGAACAGCGCTCATTGAGCAGGTGAGTATGCGTTTAACGACCGTTTTGGCGGAGGGTAGTCTGGCGAGACGCGAGAGTCCGAAGGTCATTGAAGAACTTGAAAGGAAGATTAAGGAACTCGGCTCGAGTGAAGCTGGCAAGAAACGTCTTATTGAGATGGTCGCATATACATGGTTCAATCGTTTCTGCGCACTCCGGTACATGGATGTAAATCGCTACACTCGAATTGGTGTCCTGTCGCCAGCCGATGGCCAGTTCCAACCGGAGATCCTCGCAGAAGCCAAAATGGGGCATATCGATGAAGAGTTGGTGACAGAGACGACCCGCAAACAAGTTATGCGATTGCTAGATGGTTCAGACAAGAGCGCAGATCCGCAGGGCGAAGCCTATCGATTGCTGCTAGTAGCAGTTTGCAACTACTACCACGCACTGATGCCGTTCATGTTCGAGAAGATTGCGGACTACACGGAACTATTACTACCGGATGATCTGCTGTCCGGCACGTCGATTCCAGCATACACCCGCGAGTTATTGCTGCCGAACAACTGCTCGCCCGAACATACCGAGGAGTCGGTGGAAGTGATCGGTTGGCTCTACCAGTTCTATATTGCCGACAAGAAGGACGAAGTCTTTGAGGGACTGAAGAAGGGCAAAAAGATCACTGAGGAGAACATTCCGGCAGCAACTCAATTGTTCACGCCACACTGGATCGTGCGCTATCTGGTTGAGAACTCGCTCGGTCGCTTGTGGATGCTGAACCATCCCGCATCGAAGCTCGTAGAGCGGATGGACTACTACATCAAACCCGAGGAACCCGAATCCGATTTCTTAACGATCGGGAGTCCAGAGGAGATTAAGGTCTGTGATCCGGCTTGCGGCAGTGGTCACATGCTGACATACGCGTTTGATCTGCTGTATGAAATCTATCGCGAAGAACAGTACCCCGAGCCCGAGATCCCGACGCTCATCCTGAAGAACAATCTCTATGGCATTGAGATCGACCAACGAGCTGGCGCTCTGGCCGCCTTTGCGCTCACGATGAAGGCTCGCGAGAAGGACAAACGCTTCTTCACACGAAAAGAGTTAGCTGACCCGTCAGGAAGGGATTTGTCTTCAATCCAAAATCCAAAATCCAAAATCCAAAATCCGAACATCTGCGTGCTGGAGAACATACAGATCGACCCCGAAGACCTGTCGGCTTACATGGACAAGGTCGGTCATGACGTGTTCAGCGGCGGCTTGCAAGGAGTCGTTAATCAGTGGAAGGAAGCGGATAACTTTGGTTCACTGATCCGTCCACTAGTGACGGACGTGAGCGAAGTGCTGAAGTTACTTAGCGAGCGTCAGATGGGCGAAGACCTGTTCCTTGCAAGCGTTCACCAGAAAGTGCTCAAGGCGCTGCGGCAGGCCGAATATCTGAGTCCCAAGTATCACGTCGTCGTCGCAAACCCGCCCTATATGAGCCACAAAGGAATGAACGTCGACCTACGGGGTTTCGCTGTAAGTGAGTTTCCGCAAACAAAGGCCGACCTTTTTGCAATGTTCGTCGAGCGAATTATCGACCAGACAATTGATCGCGGTTTCGTTGGTCTAATGACGCCGTTTACTTGGATGTTTTTGTCATCGTACACCGCATTGCGCCAAACGCTTCTTGAGGATTGTACTATCACGTCTTTGGTTCGCCCCGAATATCACGCCTTCTTTGATTCTGCATTCGTACCGGTATGTGCATTCACGTTCCGTAAGGTCCAATGGGCGAACTACGAGGGCGTGTTCATTGACCTGCAAGCATTCTATGGATCAAACATTCAAGCCAGCAGAGCTCGCGAGGCCATACACGACGCAAGTTGTAGCTGGAGATTCTCAGCGTCGTCGGAAGAGTTTCAAAAAGTGCCCGGCAAGCCAATTGCGTTTACCATTTCCCCGGAGTTCCGGGAAGTTTTTTCACGCGGCACGCCGCTTCATGAATTGTCTGAGCCAAAGAGTGGACTCAATACAACCGACAATCAAACGTTTTTAAGGCAATGGTACGAGGTCGGCTACCAGAGAGTCGGATTCGGTTTTGAAAATGTTGGCCCAACGCAGATAGCGAAATATCGATGGTACCCATTCTGCAAAGGAGGCGATTTCCGCAGATGGTATGGAAATATCGAGTATGTGGTAAATTGGGAGCAGAATGGCCGCGACATTCGAAATGCGACGAAAGGTGCTGCTGGAGGACGAATCGTAAGCCCGGAATACTACTTTCGGCAAGGCATAACGTGGTCGGGCATTTCAAGCGGTAAGCCTTCAATGAGAGTAATGAGAAATGCGATTTTCGGCAGTGGCGGAAAGGGCCTCTTCTCAGACCAATATCAAGACTTTTTTCTGGCGTTGTTGAATTCTCACTTTGTTGCCCGATGCCTTCAGGTGTTGAGCCCCACACTCAACTACGAAACAGGCCACGTCGGTAACATTCCAGTGATGATTCCAGAATCAAGCGTGCTGGATTTGGTTGGTGATTTGGTCAACGATGTGGTTGAAGTCGCTCGCAAGGACTGGGATTCTCGCGAACTGTCGATTGACTTCACTTCCAGCGAACTTGTCGGTCCATTGTGCAGCCCCATTCGGTTGGAAGACCGATATGCGAAACAACGCTCAAGATGGCAAGATCAGACGCAGCTTGTCGCAAATCTTGAGAGGCAACTCAACAAAACGGTGAACGAGTTGTATTCGCTTTCAAATGAATTACCAAGTTCGCCCGCAGTCGCCGAAATCTCCCTTAACTGCAACCCTCAATACCGCTACGACGACGACAAGAGCGAATCGGAACTGGAAGCCCTTCTTCTTGCGGACACAATGCGAGAGTTCATCGGCTACGCGGTGGGCTGCATGTTGGGGCGCTACTCGTTGGACAAACCGGGACTGATCCTTGCCAATCAAGGCGAAACGGCCGACGACTATCGCCTACAGATTCCCGAGCCGACCTTCGCGTGCGATGAAGACAACGTCATTCCGCTTCTCGATGGAAATTGGTTCGAGGACGACATCACTGAAAGATTGAAGACATTTCTCAAAGTCACCTTCGGTACCGAGCACTACGAAGAGAACCTAAAGTTCCTCGAAGATGCCGTCTATCCCGACAACCTGACGGTCAAAAAGCGGAAGACTATCCGCGACTACTTCCTCAAAGACTTCTACAGTCACCACATTAAGCTCTACAAGAAACGGCCTATCTACTGGCTCTTCAGCAGCCCCAAAGGCACCTTCAACGCCCTGATCTACATGCACCGCTACCGCCCCGACACGGTCGGTACGGTACTGCACTACTTACGAGATTTTCGTGACAAGCTGACTCATCACGCCGAGCATCAACAGATGCTGGCCGACAGCGCGAGCGCCTCCAAGTCCGAGAAGACGCAAGCCATCAAAGATGTTGCCGCCATCAAGAAGCAACTCAAAGAACTAGAAGACTACGAGAAGCCCCTCTTCGAAGTCGCTGCCCGCAAGATCGACATCGACCTCGACGACGGAGTCAAGCACAACTACCTACTCTTCGGCTCAGTCCTCCGCAAGATCCCAGGCCTGGATGCAAAGGAAGAAGAGTGATTTTGGATTCTCGATTTTCGATTTTGGATTGAAAAAATGGATGAGGTTGCAGACACTGATACGGCTGATGGTGAGCGATGGCGTCGATGCTATGAGCGACTCCAGGAGATTCGTGCTTACGAATTCGATTGGAACGATGAGGGTGCAAATCCACCGGGGCTCGAAGTAACGGGGCTAGCGGAAGCGGTTTTGCTCAATCTTCAAACAAACAACCAGCGACCGCCGGATTCTTTTTTTGCAACAGACGAAGGTCATGTCATCCTTAGCTGGGAAAAGGAACGACACTACTTTGAGATAGAAGTTGATGCCAAGCTCCAGTGCACGGGGCGTTCGATTCCACCCGGTGCGTCGCGAGCCGAGTCCTATAAAATCCACCAGTCCGACTTTGCCCGAATCAGCACACCATTTTCCCATCAGATCTAGCGCGCCGCCAATCCAAAATCGAAAATCGCATGTCTTCAGTCGAAAATCCAAAATCGAAAATCCAAAATGCCTTGGAACGTCTCTTCAAGAAGCATCGAATCGTCTTTTGGTACGACGAGGAAGAATCGCTGCGCGGAGACTTCGACGCCATTAGCCTTCCAGGAGTAGAGAAGGTGGAAATCGCAAACAATGAGTTTGGTCTCAAATATCGCCTGCTGCGCGAGCAAGCAGCACAAAAATTCTTGGTTTTCAAATCCGGTCCTCAGCCGGAAGATCGCGATAACTGGCTGCTCGATGTCCAGCTTGCTCATACCGACTTCCGAACCGACAAAGCCTCTCTGTGGCTAACTGAGCTCGAGTTGCCGTACGAGTTTCGTCCGATCGTAAATTGCCATGAGTTCTTCTTTAACAGTGCCAAACGGCGCGATCAACTGAAAGATCAAGTTACCAAGACCGATACGACGACGCAGATTTGCATCAAAATGCTCAGCGTTTGCGCCGACAGCGATTCTAGAATCGATAGCGTTCTGGAGAACCTGCTAGAAGAGCTGGCGTCGGATTCAGCACTCAAGCGTTACGAGTTGATCACCAAATGTGGACTCGAGCCGTTTCTGTGGGAGCAAGTTCAGAAGACGTACAACTACGAAAGTGCTGCACCTTCAGTAAAAGACTTCGCTCTCTCTCTTTTCAAATCCTGCTACGAAATGGAGTTTGGAACGGACCAACCCAAAATCCAGAATCCAAAATCGAAAATGACCAACGAGGCTTTGGTATTCCTCAAACGTTGGAAGGATTCTCGCACTCACGAAAAGACATTTGAGACTCTTTCGGACCGATTCTCCGAAGTTCTGGGCATCCACAACGATCTCGAAAGTCGCGAACTAAAGCAACTCGCTGAGGTGGACTACTTCCGCCTAATCGATCAACGCGTACTGAGTGAACTAGCAAGCAAAGTCCTTGGACGCACGATCTCAGCCGGCGAATGTACGCAGGTCATCCGTTCGCGTCGCCGCGGGCATTGGTATCGTGAGTATGCAGACCTTTACGAGGCGGTTGGGTATGCGGCCGAATTGTTGCACATGCTAAACACTCTGTCGCTCGATTTGAGTTCGGTTGAACAAGGAGTTGCAGCCTACGTCGGCTCGCTTTACAAAGTCGATCAACTTTATCGCAAGTTCATCTATCACAGCGTGCGTGCAGGCCAAGCGACGTTCTTTGGCCCGTTGAACCAACAGGTTTGTAAGATGTACACCAATTCATTCCTGCTTCCACTCGGTGACCGATGGCAGGAATTGGTGGATAAGCTCGAGCGTTGGTCGTTGCCTGGCCAGCGACATCAAACCGATTTCTACAAGAGCTATGTCGGGCGAGTGCTGGACAAGAACAATAAGGTCTATGTGATCATCTCGGATGCGATGCGTTTCGAGATTGGTGAAGAATTGTGTCGGCTGATTCGTGGCGAGGACAAGTTTGAGGCCAAGATCGAGCACATGATTTCCGTTTTGCCTAGCTATACGCAGCTTGGCATGGCAGCACTTCTTCCCCACTCAGAGCTGCAGATTAACGCTGACAAGACACCCACTGTCAACTTGAATGGCCAGTCATCTTCCGGCACTGTGAATCGGGACAAGATCCTGAAGGCAGCCAACAAGGGAAGCGCTTTGGCGATCAAAGCAGACGAGATGATTGCCAAGACCAAGGAAGAGGTCCGCGAACTCGTGCGAGACCACGATGTGATCTACGTTTATCAGAACATCATCGATAAACGAGGTCATACACGTGATACGGAACGCAAAGCCTTCGAGGCAACCGAAGAAGCGATGGAGGAGATCGTCAAGCTAGTTCGCAAGTTGACCAGCGCAAATGCGACCAACGTGGTGATCACGGCAGATCACGGCTTTATCTACCAGGACGAAGTGGAAGAGAGCGATTTCAGCTCTGCGGAGATCACCGGTAACGAGACGGCGTCAGATCGACGGTTCATGCTAGGACGCCAACTCAAAATCAATGGTGGTGCGAAGCTCTATACTTCAGCGGAACTCGGCCTCAAAGGAAACTTGGAAGTTGCTGTCCCCAAGTCCATCAACCGTCTCCGCAAAAGTGGAGCGAGTGTTCGATTCATGCACGGCGGAAGCACACTGCAAGAAATCGTGATTCCGGTGATCCAGATTCGAAAACGGCGAGCAGCGGATGTAAGCGCCGTCGACGTCGATTTATTGCCACCAACAACTAGTGTGATCTCGACTGGGCAGTTGGCACTCGTGTTTTATCAAACGGCTCCGATTACTGAAAAGGTCCAAGCGAGAAAGCTGCGGATCGGATTATATGCCGGCGACGGGGAACTCATTTCAGATAGTCACGAGATCAGCTTCGATTTGTTGAGCGAGAACCCTCGTGAACGAGAACTCAAGCTGCGTCTGGTGCTCTCCAAGATTGCTGACTCTTATAACCAGCAACAAGTTGTCCTCAAGCTGGAGGAAGTAGTTGCTGGTACGACCCATTACCAGGAATACAAAACAGTGCCGTTTACTTTAAGACGTTCTTTCACTAGTGATTTTGATTGATCCTCCGCGCTAAGCCGTCAAGAATTTCTCGGCTTAGTTCGAAATTGTAATCAGGTTAGATTGGTGAATCGGATCAGAAAGCAAAGCTAGAAGTAGGAACAAGGGAAATACAATGACTCCACTCGACATCAAAATCAACGAGCATTTTGGCGGGCTGGTCGTTCGCAAAAATCTGGTAAAGACAGTGAAAGGCAATGCGATCGTCCCGTCCTATGTTCTTGAGTATTTGCTGGGCCAATACTGCGCGACGGCTGATGAGGGTTCCATTCAGACGGGTATCGAGACGGTCAAGGATATCCTAGCGAAGCACTACGTGCATCGGAGTGAGGCTGGGCTAGTTCGATCTCAGATCCGGGAAAAGAAGCTCCGCAAGATCATCGATCGCGTGAGTGTCGATCTCAACGACAAGGAAGACGTGTACCAAGCAACCTTCGCCAACTTGGGGATCAACAAGGTCGCTGTACCTGCCAGTACGATCAAGAAACACCAAAAGCTCTTGGTGGGTGGTGTTTGGTGTATCGCGGACTTGGATTATCAACACGACGAAGAGCAGAAGACGGTTCCGTGGATTCTCGAATCGCTCAAGCCCATTCAGTTGTCGCATTTCGACTTCGACAGCTACGTTGCCAGCAGAGCTCAATTCAGCACGGACGACTGGATTGACACGCTCATTCAAAGCATAGGTTTCAATCCAGAGTGTTTTGGTCGGAGAAGTAAGCTACTGCAACTGGTTAGACTGATCCCATTCTGTGAGCGGAACTACAATATCATTGAGCTTGGGCCGAAGGGGACAGGCAAGTCGCACGTTTACTCTGAATTCTCACCGCACGGGATGTTGATTTCAGGCGGGGAGGTAACGGTTCCAAAACTGTTCGTGGAGAACCGAGCGCCTTACAAAATCGGGCTTGTTGGTTACTGGGACTGCGTCGCCTTTGACGAGTTCGCTGGAAAGAGCAAACGCGTCGACAAGGCACTTGTGGATATCATGAAGAACTACATGGCCAACAAGTCATTTTCGCGTGGTATCGAGACGCTTGGTGCAGAGGCGTCGATGGCCTTTGTTGGAAACACGCAACACACCGTGGCCCACATGTTGCGTCACAGCGATTTATTCGACGAACTACCGCCCAATTACCACGACTCGGCATTTTTGGATCGAATCCACTTCTATATCCCCGGCTGGGAAGTCGATATCATTCGAGGTGAGATGTTCACCTCTGGATTCGGTTTCGTTGTCGATTATCTGGCAGAAGTTCTGCGGAGCCAGCGAAACTTCGATTACTCGCATCTCTATGCGGATCACTTCAGTTTGTCAGAAGACATTTCGACGCGAGATCGGGATGCGATCCACAAGACTTTTTCAGGGCTGATGAAGATTCTCTATCCGCATAAACAGGCAACGGTTGAGGAAATTGAAGAAGTTCTTCGTTTTGCGATCGAGGGCCGGAAACGTGTGAAAGATCAGCTCATGCGAATCGATCAAACCTACGCGGCAGTGCGATTCTCATTCACTTCTCGCGGTGGCCAGGAGCATCTGGTTCAGACGCTTGAGGAGGAACAGTATCCCAAGATCTATCACAAGCACGCGAATACTGAGGATGCTGGTCCACAAGAGGTAGCCATTGAACTTCCTGCTGCTACCTCAATCGAAAAGTCCGAATCTCCAATCCAGAATCCAAAATCGGAAATCGCAAATCCCACGGAAGGGCATGTGGAGATTAAAGAAAATCAGAAGGGCGTTAGCTTCGACGACTTGTTTGGTCCTTACCTGCGAGGCTCTTCGAAAATCGTAGTAACGGATGCCTACATACGGAACTTCCACCAAGCCAAGAACCTGATGGACTTCCTCGAAACCGTATTCAAAACGATGGATGAAGCTGGTGATATGGAAGTGCATTTGATCACCTGCCAGGACGAGTTCCGGACTGATCAACAAGAAGACTTCTTCACTCAGATGCAAAAGAACTGCATACGCGTCGGCATCAAGTTCACTTGGGAGTACGACAGCACGATACACGCCAGGCATATCGTGACGGACCATGGCTGGAAGATTCTACTCGATCGAGGCCTAGACGTTTTCCAGCCGTTCGACAGCAAAGATGCGTTTTCACTGGCGGCGAGACTCCAGAGCCAACGTCTTTGCAAGAAGTTTGAGGTTACTTATTTGAGAACGCCAATCGGTTAGGTGACGGATACCTATCCAACACCTGCTTGGTATGACGTTCACAAATTGCGTTGCTACGTTGCTCCATTGCCAACAATTTCAATCGATCGGATTCGACGGTAACGAGTCGAATTCAATTGAAGATCATCCCATCTCGATTGGTGAACTTCTGGAGAAAGCCATGAAACATCAGTCGTTGCATCTCGCTCCGAGTCGTCGAGACCGTGCTCGAAATTCAATGCCGCTAGTTCTGTCATAACGTAACGTGCATGCATGATTTCCTTCCCGGGTATTTCATCCCAAAGAACGATTTTCATTTGAAACCCACTTGGCAGTTGTTCTGGCAGTCTCGTTCTGCAATCCTTGTCGAAACGATGCGACCACGCATCTGCGGTATCCGTAGGGGACTGTTTAACCTGATTTAAGTTAATTTTGCAATGACACTCGAATCGCTCCGGTTTCTTTCCATCATGGATTGAATGCTTTACAATTTGAGCAAGTGATTCGTGATAGCGAGCTTTTTTCGGATCAAAATACGGATCTAGCAAAACGATCTCCTTGCTAATTCTCAATAGAGGAGCAGCTATGTTTCCGATTGACACTGCATCAATTGGTATTCGGTCGCCCCTTTTGGACTTCCAAGGATCGGTGTCTACAGACAGATCATTGAGCGATATTCGAGCTGGAAAAATCTCTTTCTCGGTTACTACTGCCTTAAATGGTTGAGACTTATGCTGCTCAAGGGTAGCCTCAATCCAGTCTGGGCAGTTACTTACGCGAGAAGGAATCAACCCGTGGCGTCTTTTGCACTGAGTAAGTAGTTCTTCAGCACGTCGCGCTCTGTTTGGATCTTTGGCACGAAGCCATTTGAAAACCACTTCTTCCCAACGCCGTGATGGCAGATTGGCAATATACCTCCCTTCGGAGATTCCGCATGCTTCGATAATTCTTTGAAACTGTTCAACCGATTCAAAAATCTCTGGGTCAAGAGAGTATTCTAGTAACATCCTAAAGAACCTCGTCCATACGTTCGTCAAAAAAGCCTTCTGGCCATCCTCCGATTAGGTCGCCTGAATTAGAAATGGGTAAGCATCTAAACTTGGTTCCTTCGTCATCGCTTTCTACAGCGTAAATTCTCAAGTCCTGAGAATTTAGGCGAGGCGCACTAGAATCGCCAGGAATCTTCGAGGCTTTCGTTTCTCGAATTCGACGTAACATGCGAAGTAGCAAGAGTTCACTGTGTGTTTCTATAACTATGGTTCTCTCTTCAGAATGTACGCCCACTCGAGGCTCGAACCATCTAGAGAGCCTACCCGTTTGGCTAGCGAAAAGATCTCCCAGCATTGCTTGCTGTTTCGGGTGAAGGTGCAATTCAGGTTGTTCAACAAACAAAATTGGTAAGGATTGCTCCTGAGCAGCGACAATTACCGGAATGACTTGCGAAATACCGACCCCCACGTCTTCTAACGATACTAACGTGTCGGTCCGCGTATCACGAAGCACGATTTCGAGATTTCGCTGTACAGCCCCCTTTGGATCGCCGCCAGTCCACCAATTCTCGCACGTCGTCCAAATGCCGAGGCGCTGGACGACATATGGGGCTGAGAGTAGATCTCGGAGATCCAATTCCCAGCTCCTCCAACGCATATCGCCTTTGTGCACCATTAGCCCCACTTTTGGATTTTCTTCCAAGATGCATTGCCATGCAGCTTGTCCGCGAAACCATGAAAGGCTATTTGTCTTAAACGAGAATCGACGGGACCGTTCAGGAATTTCACGAATAGGTCCCAAATGGCCTAAGGATGAAAGCAATCGAATCGTATGTTTGGTCGAATCGACAATCACTTGGACGAAGAATTGACTGAAGCGACTAAACAATACAGAACGGTAATAATCCTGAATATCATCGATTGTAGTTGTGTCGTCGTCATCGAGAGAACACATCGTTATCATAGATCTGGGTGTCAAGATTGCGCCGAGTGAATCTAAAACGACTCCGTTCCCGTAGCTCTCATCTTCTGGGTCGATCTCAAATCGTTGCTTGTCATATCCACACTTTTCCGCAATGAGACTTGCGACTGACTTATCGGCTATACGTGCGAAGGCGGGGTGTTCGAGATTGATGCTGCACAAATTTGCAACAGTTCCCTCGTCATCACCACTCCAGGAACATCCGGTGGCTTGACTTCCGACAAGCGAAACGCCGTTGATGTACAGAAAGACTTTCTCCACAAGCGGATGAACAATTCCGTCGACAGGACGGAAATGTGTACCCACGACTATTTCGATTCCTATCGACTTCACTCCCTGAATAAGCGGGCCGTTGATGTCGATCCCTGTCAATCGTTTCAATTCTGCTATACTGGCTGGGAGAATATCATTATCTGTAACCCGAAAATCCGCACGTATTCGGATCTTGCGGCTTTCGTCGTCGTGACCATGAACGAGGTTTGCAAATCCGCCAAGGCGGAGCTCCCCGTTTGTCGCACGTACTTCGTCGACATCGCCATTTCCCGTTTCCAGAATCTCACGCAAATAATGGAGAGCGTGAATTATTGTACTTTTCCCAGAGCTATTTGCCCCAAATATCAACGTCAGCGGTGCAAACTCAATTCGTTGTGTTTCACCAATTCCCTTGAAGTTTTCGATTTCGATTGCCGTTATCATTTTTCATTCCTCATGCTGCAACCCAATAAGTGGGCTGCTTGGGGTTGGATTGTAATGGATGCTAGGTATTCACCGCGAGTACGGCATTGCTAGGGAAGCTTGTAAATTGGTTCGATCAGAATTTGGGTATAGAAATCGATGGTCCATCGCAGAACCACCAAGTTTCGCGGCAGTAAACTCGAGCCAATTTCTCGCTGTTGAGCGAGATTGCCGCCTTACAAGTCATGGTTACGAACAATGGCTGTAATCCATCATTGGCCAAGTCGCATAGTGCGTTGACGATGATCTGTGGGCGGTCGTGCGTGCGCCCGTTGCCCAACCGCATGGTCCGGGCGTGATGGACCATGCAAGTTGGGTCGAGCAACACAACCATCGAAGTGGGTTCCACTTCATTGACGTTGGAATTCTCTTGCGAGATTTTGGACAATGCCTCGACCGACGTGAAAATGAGACTACCGACCTGCCACGTAACTGGGGGATTCTTGGACCGGTCACATTTACCTGCATCGCATAGCATGTCGTAGATGTACGCACCAGCATCCTTGCTGGAATAGACAATCGCGATGCGACCAAGGTCATGCTTGTCCGCTAGCGGGATTATGCGCCCTAGCATTGTTTCTAACCTAAGGAATTTTTCGAACAGCAACCCAACGTTGTCTTCCCGTAGCGAACGAACGGTATCTGCATCCATATGGAGACGGCCAAGAAACTTATCTCCTTGACGCGAGATTCGGTCGACTGAAAACATAGATTGGGCTCTTACAGGACTTTGCGCTTCACACAGCAACATGGTTTGGCTCCTCAATTCGATTGCCACAGTTTGAACAGAACTTTGCGGATGCCGACACGAGTGCTTGGCACTTCGGGCACTCGACTTCAGTCGACATAGACTCGATTCCCGCGTCCGGCCTTGGGAAGTGCTTCGTTATTGGTTTCTCGCCATCAAGCATGGCAATCAAGCGATTGACTACGAGCAACGTATCTTGCTTGCTACTTGGCGCTTCTCGCATTGGATCTGCGATGCATCGAACGCATCCACATTCCACCCCGCAATCGCAGGAGCGAATGCGATCCTCCACTTTCTCGAGCAACGATTTGATGTTGTCGAAAGCTATCGAGGTGAGATTCACGCCGTCGTACACATTGTCGTATAGGTACAACACAAGATCGCCGGAATTCGATTTCTCAATTCCAGACGAAAAGTCTTGACTATCACAAGGCCCGGCGACAATTGGAAAGAGGTTGGCCATCAACCGCTCGATCGAGCCTAACACAACTTCAATCCGAGTCGTCATTTGAGCTTGAAGCGAGGCGACCAATCCGGAACGCAATGCTAGTGCGACTCCTTCGGTGGGTAGATAATGCGTTGGCATTCCAGTACCTGGAGTGACTCGAATCGTTTTCCCGGACGCATCTTTTTCCGAAACGGATTGTAGGAATTCGTTGACATCGATCCGAGCAACGGAAAGTGTCGCTTGAGAATACTCTCGAACAGAGAGCGGGTATTTCTGGCGGATCTTTTTCCGAACAAGGGAAACCGTTTCGTTTCGAGTCCGTTCGGGGCGAAGCCTTACGATCTTCCTACCTCGAATGACATCCATCACACGATAGATCATTCCGTTGTGTCGATAAAGTGATCCTCGAGGTGCTTCACGCAGCAAATGAAAGCTGCCAATTTCTCCCACGGTTTCGTTGTCGCAAACAAGCTGGTAGTTCGACTCACCTGTATTACGAATACTGACATCCATGTGAGGATCAGAACTATAGAACTCTGGACGCGATAGTTTGCCATCGTCTCGAAGCTCTTGGATTTTCTGAATCGTCGAGCCTAGGATCGAACACTCCAAGGCTGAATCGCCGGATGCCGTTTCGTGGACTGCACAGGCATAGTGCTGGCAAGCAACTCGTTCGTTAGCAAGATTGAGGGCAAGTGTTTCGTTATTGCGATTGAATAACTCCTGAGGGTGACGGGCGTAGTGAGCATCTAGAGGTGAATCTCCAGGAATCAAAACAATCGCCCCTTCACGACCAGCTCGTGCGACTCGTCCTGCTCGTTGCCACAAACTCATCATGGAGTTGGGCAATCCCATGCAAATCACGACGTCGAGGCCGCCAATGTCGATGCCAAGCTCCAATGCACTTGTCGAGAAAACCAACTTTTTGGAGCCATCTCGCAATTGTGATTCGATTGTCTCTCTTTCGGAGCTCTTAAGGCCAGATCGATACACGGCTACATAGTCTTCGAGTTCGCCAGACGGCTTTCTCATCTTGGCGAGCATGCGTTCAGCAGCTACTCGGCTTGGGCAAAACGCCAAGACTCTCAGGCCTTTTTCAACCAACGAAATGGCCAGCTTGCGTCCAAACTCGAAGTGATGCTCGCTACCACCTACCATCCAGAATTTGCGACGCCCTTGTTTGCTTCCATCTTGGTCTGCGGCGACGAGTTCGAAATCGTCACCAACAAGTTCGCGAAGGTGCGATTGTGGGTCGGATACCGTTGCGCTTGTCGCAATGAAGCGAGGATTGGATCCGTGAGCTTGGCAGATCTGTCGTAGCCTACGCAGAATGTAAGATACGTTTGTACCGAAAATACCTCGATACTCATGACACTCGTCGATAGCAATCAACTTCAGGTTTGCAAAGAATCGAGCCCAATGGGTCGAATGATGTTGCAAAATACCCAAGTGCAACATGTCTGGGTTTGTGATTAGAAATTGAACTTGCTCGCGAATCGATTTCCGAGACTCTTGCGTTGTGCTTCCGTCGTACCTGCTTACCAAGTGTGGTTTTGCTTTTTGCATTTGAGCGAGCTCGGGAACCTGCTCAATTGCGGAAACGAGCTTGGAATACTGGTCGTTCGCTAACGCTTTTTGCGGGTAAAGGAACAATGCTGTTGCGTCTGAATCACGGCATACCGCATCCATTGCAGGTAGTGAAAAGATCAGAGACTTTCCGCTGCTGGTCCTCGTGGCAGCGATTGTGTTGTTGCCATTCAGCACTGACTCGATCGCTTGTTGTTGATGGGTGTACAGTCCATCTGGAGCTGCAACCGAAAGTAATTCTCTCAAGCTCGAATGAAGTGTTGACTCCGCGAGAGATGCGTACTTGCCTGCACGCGGTCCATCTGCAGGTTGATCAAAAAACACGGTCGTTCCCTCAATGCTAGAGAGAACACTGGAAACAGATTCGATAACGGAAGTTGTAGTCATGGTCAGCTCGCTCCGGGTCAGAAGTTGGATTGTTTGATGAATACCAACTAAAGCAGAAGCTGTGCCGAAACTGTAAAACCAAACTACCGTTTAGTCGTAAGTTGTTTGCTGCAATGGAGTTAAAAATTATCTCAGCTTAAGGTTCGTACATTGCAGACGCCTGTATGGTAATGTTAGTTACTAACAAGTAATGATCTTTACGTTAAAAGCAATGATGCTTTTACGATCGCGTTCTTCGTGTGGGTTTCCTATTTTTGGTTTCGAGGCCGCTACGAATAAGGTGGCCCGTTAAAACCTGGTGACTGTTGTAACCCAACAGTTCAGCGGCCTTATTCTTCACACCATTCGACTGATGCATTGCGCGAGTGAGGTACCGTGTACGAATCTCATCCAAATATGCATCCAGATCAAATCCGTCTCCGAGCGGTTTGTCCGCCTCAACGGAATTGAGACTTGTGTTGGGTAACTGAGAAAGAGCGGCAGCGATATCACGCTCGGTAATTGTCTTGTCGATCGACATGACCGCGGATTGAATCAGAACATTCCGCAATTCTCGAACATTTCCTGGCCAATCGTGCTTTCGAACGAATTTCTTGGCATCGTTAGAGAGAGTTTTGGAGACATATGCTTTGCCGAGTGCTCTCTGGAACTGATCGTTGATTCCAACGAGCATCGTCTCTGCTAAATCCATAACATCCTTACCTCTTTCCCTAAGAGGCGGTAGCTTGACGGTGATAGTTGCTAGTCGATAAAGCAAATCTTCACGAAACGTTCCTTGTTGAACCATCTTCACTAGATCGCGGTTTGTGGCAGCCACAATACGAACATCCGAAACGCGGTCCGACGTCGCGCCAACTGGACGAAAAACTCGGTAGCATGCCCCCTTATCATGTGGTGGTTGCAACGCTCTAAGCAGTTTTGCTTGAAGTCCAAGATCGCATTCTCCCACCTCATCTAAGAAAAGCGTTCCGCCATCAGCTTGTTCTAGTAGACCTTTTCGGTCTTTGTCAGCACCGGTGAATGCGCCTTTGATATGGCCAAACAGCTCAGACTCAATCAATTCCTTTGAAATTGCTGCACAATTGACTGAATACAGCGCCTTGTTGTGGCGACCACTGGCCTTGTGGATCGCATCGGCAAACATCTCTTTGCCGGTCCCGCTTTCACCAAGAATCAAGACTGGCACGTCGTGGATTGCAGCTCTTTTCGCTCTTCCAACTGCCAGTCGAATCGCTTCGCTGTCGCCGACAATGCTCTCAAAGCCCTGAGTCTCCTGGGGACTCTGGCTCTGCAAATGCTGCATCAATCGATCTGGCTCCCGCATAAACTGCGGTAACACATCGACGGTGATATCAAACGGGATTTCCGTTTTTAGGATATGGTTGGACTTGGTGTCGAAATCAAAGTGTGTTTGAAAGAGTGTCGCTGGGTATTTGCTTTTGCCGAGGAGAACCCAAATCGATGCCATCGCTGGCGTCCCCGGGCTGAGATGAAAGCATAGCTCATCACCGCGCTCTAGCTTCAAAGACTCAAGGATGGGATCGACTATCTGGAATATTCGCCCGTGATCCGTAGGGTTTTTGATGTCAGCGGTGTGGATAGTGGCTTTTACATTCAGCCATTTGGAGAACTGCTGCAAAAGGGAGCGATCGTAGTTGCCAATCAAATGGATGTCCGTGAAACGCTCTGTGTCGAGCAAAGTTTTAATCGGTCCGTCGCCTTCTGCTGGATTCTTTCCCTTCAATACTTTCCTGACGGACTCTTGATGCACTGCTGTTAATGTAGAGTTCCGGCTCCATGCACCAAGATCTGTAAGTCCAACCCAGGTTGCAAGAATTCTTCGTGTCATTGATTGCTCGACTCTTCATATCTAAGGCAACAGACGTAACCAAGTTTACTTGTTCGTAACATAGCTTACACGCAAGATCTTGGAAAACACTCGCGGTAATAAGGAAAACGGAACCAAAACAATTTTATTCAAGGTTTTACCTGCAAAATATCAAGCGTTTGTGCGGTTTTACTATTCGATTCGAGGTGATTCACCTCCCTCCATGATACTTCGGCACGCTTTCTGCTTTTTGTCAAATCATCGAAACAGATGTTACCACCCTTTCTAACTTGAGAGATAGACTATGCAACTTCCAGTCGTTTGCCCTCATTGCCAAAATGAATTTCAGTTGACTGATGTGATGTACTCGCAGATTCAGAGTCGAGTCCGTAGTGAGTTGGCTGCTGAGACTACAGCCAAGCAGCGTAAGTTTGAAGAACTTGCCTTGTTGTTGAGTCAACGTGAAGCAAAGCTAGAGGCCGAACTGAAGTCGCTGCCAGAGCAAATTCAAGAAGCTATTGAACTCGAGCGGATGCGACTTGAAACGGAAGCCGCATGCAAAGCTCGCAAAGAGCTAGAGGTAGAACTGAGGGACCGTGACGAGCAACTAGCAGAGAAAGATCAAAAGCTCAAGCAATCGCAGGCAGCCGAACTCGAACTGCGAAAGAAACAACGCGATCTCGAATCGGAAAAGGCTGAACTCGAACTTGAGGTGGAGCGAAAACTAAATGAAGGCCGGCAGAAGCTTCGCGATGAAGCTTTGAAACAGTTCGAGGAGAAGCACTTGTTGAAGGACGCTGAGAAAGACAAGATGATCAACGACCTCAAGCGAAACATGGCGGACATGGAGCGTCGCTTGGAACAAGGTTCGCAACAACTGCAAGGTGAGGTGCTCGAGATTGAGCTGGAGTCGCTGCTTCGACGTACATTCCCAATCGATGCAATTGCTGAAGTTGCAAAAGGGTTCTCGGGTGGTGATGTTATCCAGACTGTCATGGACCAACGCGGTTCAAAATGCGGACAAATACTTTGGGAGTCAAAACGAACAAAGAACTGGAGTAATAGTTGGCTTGCGAAGCTAAAAGACGACATGCGTTCCAGCAGAGCTCAGTGTGGTGTAATTGTCAGCGAAGCACTGCCTGACGAAGTGAAGCATTTCATGTTCATCGACGGCGTTTGGGTGTGCACCTGGTCGTGTGTCGCCGCATTGGCCTCCGCTTTACGGCAAGGGCTCATCGAAATTGGGCGCAGTCAACTATCTGCACAAGGTCAGCACGAGAAGATGGCTGTCTTGTACAGCTATCTCTCTAGTTCCGAGTTTCGTCATCGCATTGAGGCAATACTCGATTCTTTGGTCGCAATGGAACAGGAACTTGCGAGTGACAAACGAGTTCAGCTCGCTCGGTGGTCCAAACGTGGTAAGCAGATACAAAGAGCGATCGAAACCTCAGTGAGCCTATATGGCGATCTGCAAGGAATCCTTGGGGCAACGTTGCCGGATCTTCAGTCGATGACATTAGAAGCTGATTGCGAAGACCCTCGACTGACTCTCGCGGAGTAGTACGACGAGCAGTTAGCGCTAGGTACTTTGTCCAATTCAGATTCACGGTTCTCAATAGACGCGTGACTAACCTTCAATCCAAATCATCTCTCAGCAAATCTTTGGTTTTAAACGAACACAAATGGAAACTATAGTAACTGTCGTTGTGATGCTGGCGTTTGCAGCTCTGGTGGGAATGCGACTCGCTAACTCTCGGTCCTCAACGCTCGTCTTGCAAGAATTCAAAGTGGATCGCTTGCCATCACGGCGAGCGAAGAAGGAAGTTGAAATCGTAGGAAGACTGCAAGGCATCATTGCATTTTGCTTATCCCTACTGGGATTCAGTCCGATCACACGTTTCTTTATTGCAGGAAGCGAGCTTCGCTGCGAATCTTCCAGTTTGTTTGGGCAAAGGCTGCAATTCATTCCCCTTCGTTCCGTATCGAACGTATCTGCAGGTGTGCACAAACCGTTTGCTGCGATCGTGTTCGCAGTGGCTCTACCGTTTGTTGGACTTTATCTTCTTGTTGTCACCGAAAGCTGGATCAGTATCGGCGTTTGCTTACTGGGCTCGGCGATATTGATCTTGGTGTATGTTCTTTCAAAGAAATTCTATCTAGAAATACACAGCCAGGGCGGTCCATCGATTGGACTACTTTTCATACCCAACGTCATTGAAGGTGTACCAATTGATGTTGAACGCGCGTTGTCTATTGTCACAGTCATTCGCGATCTGGTTGTCGATTCCAACGAGAGACCAAACATAAATGCCATTGATAACTTCGGCGATGCAATCGCTGAACCGTCAACAGAATGGATGACGGAGCCCGCCGCAGAGCTCCTGAGCGAGCAGTTGCAACCTCCACCAATTCCAAACGATGACTTGGAAGCGAAAAAGCTGTTTGCTCAAGCAAGGGAACTTTCACAGGAAGGAAAGACTGATCTGGCAATTGCCGTGTTGCGTGAAATCATTTCCAAATACCCGAACTCTGGAGCTGCGGCACAAGCGAAGCGAAGTCTTCAGCGAAGTGGGATATCAGAGAATTGAAACGACGGGGATTCTGGATGTCTCAATGGCAGATTCTTGTTTCCACTGTGAGGGCTGTCTCGCTTTCGACTTCAGAGGTGATCTGATTCGGTCCGGGTTTCGGCTTTTCAAAGACTGCGACAAGTTTTTGGAAAGATTGGATGCGATTCGCAGAGCTTGCCATTTGTTTCTTTACATCTTCAGATGAGCGCCACCGGAAAACGAAGCTTTTCGAGGAACCAATCGAGCAAAGCTAGAAGCTTGGTCAAATCCTTGTCATCGACGATTTGATCCAGTTCGACACACGGCAAACCTCGCATACCTCCTCGAATGTTGAAGCCAGGAAGCGACTCCAATTTTGTTTGCATTTCTGCGATTACTTCGGGTTGGGAAAATTGGGGATGCGAAACGAGATTTCGCATTCGAAAGACGAGTTTGCCATGATGCTTGCACGTTAACGGCGTCTCGATTCTGTCTCCAACGCGGATTCCTGGCGTAAACGCAACTTCTCGTGTCGCCTGAGTAAAGTCCATTTCGCAACCACGAGAAGATGCCCATTCAATAATCGCTTTCGATGCAGCAATCCTCTCAGGAGATCCTTGGCTAGCAACCGCATCCATGAACTCGTCGACCTCGATATTGAGCGATACTCCCGAAGATGCAGATCGCTTGGATTGCGATGCAACTGTCTGACCGATAACCTTTGGAACAAGTGTCTTTAGGCGACTAGCATCATCCACGAATTGCTTTACTTCGACCGCAAGCACCTCTGTTGGCGACATTTGGCGATTCAGGTATTCAACGATTGCTCGTAACTCCGCTGGTATAACATCGGCAACAAAAACCAATCGGATTCTTTCCGCGAGTAGATTGGTCTTTACCCGTTCCCAGAACGACTCGATATCCGCATTCGGTCCGAGGAGTTCCAGCAGTTGCTCGTCTGGCGAAGGGCCATTGCTGTTTTCCTGAGATTCAAATCGTTCTCGGATCTTCTCTATGGACCAATACGAAACCGCATTAGCGGCGTAGTCGAGCATCTGTCCCACAACTTCGCGCCGAATTCGGGTATCGCTACTGCGTTTTACTTCGACGAGGGTAGGGATACCATCTTGATCGATGAACAGGTGATCTAGTGACCATCGATTCGAGCCATCTTGCTCTCCGGGTACGCCGAACTCTTGCGATATCAAAATCCATCGGCGAGGATTCTTCGCATCCATTTGCTCCCCTGCCAATAGATTTGGATACTTGGCCAAGAGCGTTTGCAGCAAAGATTCCGAATCGTACGAAGTCTCTCGCATAGAAATAAGTTTCGCATCGCCATCAAGCAAATAGATTTGACCGTTCATTGGAAGCCTCGTTTCTTGGACGTTCTTTCGTTAATGCGTTTCGTATGAAAAAAATGTATTGGCCGTTCGCGGATATTCGGATCAATTCTAGCGACAATGGTTTCAATTTTTAGGCCTGTGGCCTGTTTACCTGTTTACCAGGATGAGAACTTATGCCTCAGATAAACAACTTTCGATTGGCATAATTCTGAAAAGTATGGAGTTTGGCTTTTAGTCTTAAAGATAGCCTTCGAGACGCCTTACAAAAATTCTCTTGAATTGTTCTTGCACCTGAACTTGAAGCAAAAACGCAAACTAAAACGGGCGTGAATCGTTCCACCCTTCATGCCTTCGAGTCATCGTATTCTCTAAATCTGCAAAGCCCGTTCGCTAATCGCATTTGATAGGGGGTACTGCATGCGGGAGAGAGTATAGGCGGTGCACAAACCAAAAGGGCTACGCACTTGGCTCGGCTGGTGGCTACGTTCATGCGATTGCGGCTGTAGAGGAAGCTGATTCCGCGAGGGGCATCCTCGGCCGAGGAACTGGTCATCGAATAAATGACAATCGGAGCCTCTTGGCCCTGGAACTTGTCGACGGTTCCAACGCGAGCACCCGTAGGTAGCCTTTCACGGATCGCGTTCACTTGCGCGTTGAACGGTGCAACGACGAGGATATCTTCGATCGTTAACGGCTTTTGTACGGGCACGCCATCTTCCTTGGTGACCGACAGATGCTGACCGTTCAGCAGTTGACTAAATATGTCTGCAATAATGGCGACTTCTTCTTGGCTGCGGTTTTGATTTCCTTCGTGCTCGACAGTAACAACGCGGAGCCCGCTGCCTGTGAGCACGGAATTGCCAATCACCTTTTGGACGTCAAGCCCATCGCGACTGGTTAGTCGACTGTTGTAGTACTGCTCGGAAGTGAATCGACAGATATCAGGATGAAGTCTCCAGGTCTGAGGCAAGAACAACCCTTGGTCATCTGGAATCGTATCACGACCATTTAGGATATGTGCCAACGCACTCACTCCACTATCGTGAGGATGGATCGCTTGTTGGGGTTGTTCTAACTGTTGCGGATCGCCCAATAGAATGATGTTTTTTGCGGCTCGACCTGCTGCCAAGGCCATTGCCAAGGACATTTGCCCTGCTTCGTCAATGAATAGATAGTCAAGCTGCTGCTCGCAGTTTGGTTGTGACCAGAGCCAAGCGGTTCCACCGACGACATAGCCGCTTTCCAACGCCTCTAGCGATTTCTTTCCGTTAGCTAGTCGATCTATGTAGGCGGGCAATTCGTGCTTCTTCTCTACCTTGTGGGCCAGCTTCACTCGTGTTCTTTGCTCAGTCGATCGTTTATGAACTCCTTCAAGTAGGTTTCGAATCACTTCGTGCCCTACCGCGGTCACGCCCACACGTTTACCCGATTGGGCCAATGCTAGGATCATCTGGCTACCTACATAGGTTTTGCCTGAACCTGGAGGCCCCTGAATCGCAAGACAACTGTTGTCCAAGTCGAATGCAAGCTCCTTGGCAGTTTGGACAATATCGTTGCCAGGATGTGGAAGGTTCAAAGAGTAAAATCTTGGGCGGGCTCTCTGTAGTAAATCGAGTCTAGCATCTTGCACCGATACGCCAGTTCTCGCGCCACGAGCTAACTGTTCCCCGAAACCAAATAGCGAACCAGGCATTTCATGAGGATCGATATAGGTGAATTCGAATACCGAGTATGGATGCAAATCTACACTCGCTCCAGTCTTCTTGATATCAACCGTACATTGCTCAATGTTGATGGACTCGATCGTTCCAATCGTGTTTTCATCTAAATCGCTTAATGTGTCTCCAACTGCAAGCATGGTTTCTTGGGCTGGATATCGGTATCGATGCACAGGTAGCTTGGTGTTTTGAGCAGGGGTTACATCTCGCTCTAGTTCCAGTCCCGACAAAGCTCTCGCCTCTAGCAGCAAGTCTTCATGTTCAAGCTCACACATGCGATGAAACTCCCACCAGACGCATTTACCTTCCCTCCGAAAGTACTCCAGCATGTGAGCGAGTTGCCAACGTGCCTCTTGGCGGGGACCAACGGGAGCATCATCGATGTCGAAGGTGAGTAGGTCGAAAACGCGTTTTGCTTCTGCCGACATTTTCTTGACCGAGTCTTTCGCATTCGGGTCTGCCAAGGGGCGGCGAGGGATTTCGATTCCAGTTTCGCAGAGTTCACCACGAAGCTTCTCCAGCCACTGATGCAATTGCAGGGTAGAAAGGCAATCGTCTTGATTGTAGAGTTCAACTATTTCTTGTTGATCCGCAGTTATTTCACGAGTCATATCGAGTTCGATCAGTCGCTCCACTTCACGCAACGCTTTGCTGGCTTCCTCTAGTAGTTCCAGTCGTTCGTACCCGTAAAACCGCTCAAGCTTTTTGATGGAGTAGCTTTCGACGCTTGCACGGATGGCTTGGCGAGTCACTGCGTAGAGGTCCACGAGTTTCCCGCCTCGGAGCAATCGGTCGACATCGTCTTCACGCGTTGCATGCTTGGTCATCATGCGTTTGAGTGCAGATGGTTCATAGGGTGCATAATGGTAAATGTGCATATCCGGGAACTGCTCCCATCGTTTCAGAATCCAGTCGATAAACTGCTCAAATACCTGCCTTTCTTCTTTTCTATTGAGGGCCCAAAACTTGTGATACCGGGGCTCGCTGCCTTCGTTGGTTACAAATCCAAACAAATACTCCAACCCATCACCGCTGGCCCGTGGATTACCCTCTAAATCAAAGAAGACATCTCCTGGGTTCGGTTCCGGCAACAAAAGGAATCCTCGTTCTTTGTCGATGTCGTTGAACTCGTATTCCGGATTGCCAGTCTGGCGACCTTTGAGTTGAATCTTGGCTTGGCGATGGACTTTGTAGTACGCATCGAGAGAGCCACGTTTCGGATGTTGTTTTACTGGTTCTTCAGCTTCCGCAAATTGCGTGAGCGACGTGATACCTTGCTCGACGAGTTCCACACGTTGGGATTTCGAGATGCCTGCAACGAATGACAAGTGATCCGCATCTCTCCATGCTTTCTCGCAGGTAGGCCACCAATTGCAAATCTGGCAATGATTGCACGGTTCAGGCTTGCTGTCACTGTTGGGCTCGGATGCGAGTTTGGCCTCGAACGACTGTTTGGCCATTCGGTAGTAAGCCATATAGTCGTCGACTCGTAGCTGATCGACATCGAAAGGATCGTTACCGCTCTTCGTGTCAGGCTTGATCACGTACATGAACTCAGGTTGTATGCCTTGGATCTTGGTGACCAATTCGGTGTACAA